ACCTGGGCGATGACCTGGTCGCTGACCTGGGCGCTGACCTGGTCGTGGACCTGGGCGCGGACCTGGGCGCGGACCTGGGCGCTGACCTGGGCGCTGACCTGGGCGCGGACCTGGGCGCTGACCTGGGCGCGGACCTGGTCGCTGACCTGGGCGCTGACCTGGTCGCGGACCTGGGCGCTGACCTGGTCGCGGACTTTTAGTAGAATATCGGGAAGTAAAGTACACGCGATTGCTGCACGGAAAGGGGAGTCCATCCAAATCCATAATTTTGGTTCTGCTCTGCCGGCCAGGGTATATGTCTTCTTTATGGCAATCCAAGCCCGCTCACGGTCGCCTTCAGTCGCAAGGCGAAGGCCAATATTGAGCCAGCGTTTCCTGATTTCCGGTAAGCGCCGTTCCAGTTTTTTCGGCAGTGTTTTAATCGGCGACATTACGAATGGCCTCCGGGGTGTACTCACGTTGGCGAGTGACGCGAAAAGTTCCGACAGGAAGTTCGACGATCGCATGTTCCTGGTGCGTCAACCGAGCAGGTTGAGCCAAAGTAACGTATTGCTCGTCGCCGCATTTCCACCAATCAGCCGGATCGTCCGTCGTCTCCAGCGCATGGTGATGGCCGGTCGCTTCGCCGAGCGCCAAAACAATTCGGTTGGCAGACTTTTGACGTTGTGCATCCTTGGGAATTTTAGCGATGGCTTCGATTAACACATCACCCTGTCGGTAGCTTTTCATTTTTTTTGCCTTTGGTTTAATTGTTAGACTCATGCCGCGACATTACCCCATCGGGTCAGGCAAGGCAAGAAATATCTCTTGCTATTTTATCAGTGACTTTTCCCTGCCAACTTTTTCCAGCGGCATTAAGAACCTGAATGCTCGCCTGGTTCACGCTGCGGGGATCGACTCCGCCGCTAGGGCTTTCATTTCAAATCGCGCACCGCCAGACCGACTGGTCAGTGCGCCGTGCTCGGTCTGCAGACGCCACGATTAGGGCACTGTTATGAGGTTTTTAACCGCCCGCCCGTCACACGCATCGTGGCTGGAGACGCCGCAGGTCGCCTTGGAAGGTGGGCGGTAAAATATTCACGGAGCCTGAATCAGCGGCGCAACATTTGTGCCCATCGCCGGGGTCCAAGGCTTGATGGCTGGGATAGCGCAGTTATACCAGTTGGTGTTGTCTATTCCATGCACTGGACCGTTCCCGCCATAGAACGAGCACTCCTCGTAAATATCCATGCCGCCGTAAGGATGTTCCTTGCTGGCGGGCAGGAAAGATTGATCCTCCACAATTAGTGGGTTGCCGTCGTAAGGGCACAGACTGGCGACCGTCCACCCGGCAGTGGCTTTGCTGCGGAAGAACCCGGCGGTCGAGCAGCCAGAGAAGCAGCCAGTGAGAGCGGTTAGAGCGAGGCAATAGCCGAGTTTAATCATAGATTTATTCGGCGGGTGTGAAGTCCACATAGTAAGACTTGTTGGTAATGGGCTACTTTGGCTGTGGGTATTCCGGCCGTGTTTTGAGCACGTAAACCTGCCGGAACTCTTCGTAGGAAATCCAGCGCAACAGCTCGCCGCTAGTGGCGCTAAACATCATCACGCCCTGCGGCTTCATGTTGGGAACCATAGTCCCGGTCTCTCCGAAAATTGGAGATCCTTTGGCATCAACTTTCGGCTTGTAAACACTGGTTGATCCATCCCACTCAGCAATCATTCCGAGGTATTGCCCAATGAAGTTAGTGCCGTCTCGATTATGAATTGTCTTAGCTAACTGGCTGAGAGGCTCAGAGTTCTCGGCATCTGTTTTAAGTCGAAAATCAACCAGATTAGTTGGATTTGCGTCGCTTGGGTTTGGGTTAGCAACTTCAATAATTTGGCTGGTCGGATCTGGGCCCTGAAACGTCTCGCGGTGCTTGCGCTCTTCAGGGCTGTTGCCAACGAATGTGCAGCCGACAAACGCCAAGCAGAGAACGGCTATCGTTATATTTTTCATTTTCATTTTGAAAGGATTTCAAAGTAGCCCATTACCGACTTGTTTAACTCAAACTGTTTGGCCGCATCGAGATTGACTGTGCCCACCTCGATGGTTCCGGTCGGCGTGGAGGCAAAGAACTGTTTGTTTTCCTCACTGTTGCCCACTACCGGAAACAGTTTGATAGTTTGAACCTCCTGCGGAATGGATTGACCATCCTGATAGATTAATGATTGGGTGCGGGTGATGGACTGGACGTAGAATTTAGCGCGAACGTTCATAGGTTTTTATTGTGATGGACTGTTGGTGGGTATTTCACTGAACCTCACGGGCGGCAGCAGAAGCCCCGAACTGTTGGTTGGGGTGGGTGTCGAGCACCCGGCAATGAGTAGTAGGGCAGCAAGCGCAGAAGTTGATAAAAGTTTTTTGGCAGTTGGCTCTAATTTCTTGGCGTGCTTTATGATTTGTTTCATTATCTTTGGATTGCAAAATGAACACGAAGTTTTTTTGGGAGTACGATAGGGAGGAATCGCAATAAAATTGTGACCGCATTCCAAAAACACAACGATTGACTGCACTTTTCTTCTAAGATTTTTCATTCCACAATCGCCGTGTAGTTGGACGCAAAAGATCCTGACGCCGTGGTAGTATGCACCCCGGCCAGATCCCGCACCAGATAATCGCCTTTGGCAACCTGCACGACCGGCCCGGTCTTGTGCTTGATCGTTAGGTTATTGTTGGTGTCCAAACTGTAGGTGGCAACGTTGTGGGTGCCGCCGTCGAGAAACTTGGGAGTATCCAGAAACTTTTGGACCTCGGGCCAGTTGTCGCCGGTCCAGTGGACCGATGGGAGGACTTGGTTGGTGCTGTTTTTAACTCGATTCACGGTTTTAAGTTTGATTGATCAGACGTGATAACTATGCACTGAATCCAGTTCGGCGTCTATAAGAAAGACCTCGGCGCGGTGCTGTTGGGGTTCAAAAAATTTGAGGGTCCGCACGCCGTTGATGTTTACGATGGTGAAGTTTATGCGGTGACCCTCCTCTTGAACCGCATCTTGCAACTTCATGTAACCCACCTCGCCAAACAGCACATGAAAAGCGGCGTTGGGAGTGTCGCGATTGCACAAGTTGAAGATCGACCGGGCATGCAGGCAGTAATCGACGCAATTATTGAGGTTGGGATCGTAATCGTAAATGCCAAGACGTTTCTGATCCTCGGCCAGCGCATCGGCAAACGTCGTTATCACCCACTGCCAGTCGGGCAAAGAGTACTCGGGGTGGTCGATAATGCGGTCCATCGTGGCCATGCCCTTGCCCACCCGCTCGCGCATGAACTGGTCTATCTCATTTGCCGTCATAGCTCAAACGTCTCACAAGGAGTCCAACCCTGTCAATACAATAAAAAGCGTCAACCAGTATGTATTGACAGGCGGCGTCCTGTCCGCCTATATTGCAGGCGTGAACGACCACATCACTGAAAAAATATTGTGCATCCGAGAGTTGCGCCACAACGGGAAACACTTGGAGCAAAAACTATTGATTTCCCAAATCTACCCCAACGGCTACACCGCCGAGGTGGAGGAGTGGCGGACAGTTCCAAGGGTTTATAGCGATGTGGTCGCCAATCCAGAAACTACTGAGTTCTGGAAATCGGTGGACTGGAATAAGACCAACTTGGAGCTTACAGCCGAACATCAGATAAACACCCAAACGATTTGTAAGTATCGAAGGCTTGTCGGACACAAATCGCCCCCAAAATCCATTCGTGAACACAAGTGGGACGGTGTGGACTGGACCCAGAGCAACAGCCAGATTGCCAAAATGAATGGCTATACCGTTGCCGGGGTCGCCCAAGCCAGAGCGTTTCTTAAAAAGCAACCGCACAACCGCCGTGCCAGCGCCCATCTAAAAGTCTCCGACGAACAACTGGCTTCCGCCGATTGGGAATGGCAGACCGATACGGACCTGAAAAGGTTGTGGGGCATCTCGCGGGAGCGGGTGAGGCAGTTGCGATTGGAGTTGAAAAAGCCGGTGTGTGTTTTGAAACACAAGTCGCAAGTGGATCGCGCCTGCTGGGAGTGGTTGTTCAAGAACCGCGCTGAGATTGAAGGCAAATCAGTTTACGAAGTGGCGGCACAAATGCCCGGCACTCAGCAGCGTCCTAGAAAACTACTCATCATTAAAGAATCAGGCATCAAATTTAACTGGAGCAGGCGGTGGAAATGGGGACCGGAAAGCGAAACGCCCATGAACTTTGATCTGCCCAACCTGTGGCTCCAGCGGATTTGGAAACGCAAGGATCAAAACACCGTGGCGGCCATTCGTTCTCTACACTTTGCGCCCAAACCCAAGTGGCGTGCCGGTGGTTTTGCCTCGCTTTACCTATCCGACCCCGAGTTTTTGACTCTGATTAAGGCCGAGGTCGCCAAAGCCCAAGCAGCAGGCGTGGCTGTGACCGAGCAGGAGATTGTGGACGCCATTGAGGTCAAAAAAGCCTACAAATACCACCGTGGCGAGCCGCCAGCGGGCGCAGGAGAGGTTTTGGAGGGGGAGGTGGGTCAAAGTGAGGCGGAAAGGGCTTGACGCTAGGTGGGGCGTTCTGGTAATGGTTTTATGTGGAAGAAAGCGGGATCGATAGATTTGAATTTCCGCTAAAGTCGGAAACCTTCGCGGACAGTTCGATCCGTCCGCACTTCCATAAACGCCCGTCGAGTGAGCGCAACTCCTCCACGGGCACTTTTTTTATCTACCGTGGAATTGCCTGTATTATCCAGCCCGGACCAAAAGGCTTTCAAACAGCCATAGCGTGGAACGGAAAAAGTCTGCGCGTGCGTTACGGCGGGCGAAAGATTTGGAACCGTTGGGAGAGTTCTCGTAAGGCCGCAAAGGCGTTCGTCAGAGACATCCTTAAAAATGGAAACACACAAAAATAAAAGAGCCGCCCCGGCGAAGGGCGGCTACAGGGACTCAGGCTCGGACAACCAGAAGGTGCCAGAGAAGAACGGTGCCGTCAACGGTAAAAAGGTTTTTGATCCATTTATCCCATCCATTTTGGATGATGCCGGATTATTGGCTTCTGAATTCCGAGTTTATTGTCATATCAGTAGGCGCGGACAGTGTTTCGGAACCATTAATGATATTTGCGAGCATTGCCGTTTGAATGAGCATACCGTCCGCAAGGCGCTCTCTAAACTTCTTAAGTTGGGAGCAATATTTAAAGAGGAGCGCCCCGGAAGAACCACCCTCTACGAAACCCAACCCCTTATAAAATGGGCAACGGGTGGCCTTATAAAAAGAGCAACGGCTACCCCTTATAAAAAGAGCAACACAAAGGAGGTCCCCCGTAAGGTTATCCATTCTAAAGAAGATGATGAGGAGGACGCGGAGCGAAGATCAGCCATATTGTTGAAGAGCGGAGTACAGCCAGCAGATGAGAAAAAGATCGCGAAGTATTTCGACGGCATTGGGTCAAACCAGCAATGTTTTGAGGCATTTATGGAGTACAATGAGAGAAAAAGGTGGCTCTACCACGGAGAACAAATCCATGACTGGCGAACAATGGCAGATTGTTGGGTGATAAAATGGAAGTCGCGTTCTAATTGGAAGCAGAAAGAACCAGAACCCCTGCGTGGCACAAACATTTAATGTATTGACAGTTCACCCAACCCAACCCCACACTCAACCAATGAAATACATCGTTTTACTCTCTGGTGGCATGGACTCGCGGGTGCTCTTGGAGGACGCCACCCAAGCGCAGGAAAATAAAGTGCTGTGCCTTGGGTTCGACTATGGGCAAAAGCACTATATCGAACTGGACTACGCCAAGCGGATTGCGCTCAAGAAAGCCGTGCCGTTCAAGGTGATTAATCTTTGTGGGGTTTTTGGCGGGCAATCCCAACTCTTGGGCGGACTTGGCTCGCCCGTGGTCGAGAACCGCAACGCCTGCTTCCTGCACCTTGCTTGTGCTGTGGCTGAGAGCGGCGGGTACGAGCAGGTGTTGTTTGGGGCGAATAAGGATGATTATGAAGGATTTCCAGACTGCCGGCCGGAGTTTGTGGAGCGCCTGAACCAAACCCTCATGGCGGCACAGTTGAACGTCCGGGTGGTGGCTCCCTACCAGGATTTAACCAAGCGCGAGATCGCGCAGCGCGGGAAGGAATTGGGGGTGGACTTTTCCGAAACCATGTCCTGCTATAGCGGAGTGGACGGCGGGTGCGGAAAGTGCGATGCGTGCAAAAAGAGAGAGGTTGCCTTATGTGGACTGTGACCAAGCAGTTTTATTTTCCAGCGGCTCACCAGTTAGATCACTTGCCCGAGACGCACAAGTGTCACCGGCTGCACGGACATAATTATGGCGTGACGGTGTGCTGCCGGGGTGATTTGCAACCTGCGTTTTCATGGGTGGTGGATTATGCGGACATTGCGGCGGCGGTTGAACCGGCGATTCAAAAACTGGACCACACCAACCTGAACGAAACCCTTGGTGGAATCCCGTACACCACGGCTGAGAATGTCGCGTACTGGTTTTACCGGGAGTTGATGGCAAAGTTGCCGACCCTTTACTCGGTCCACATTCAGGAGACGCCGCAGACCAACGTGATCTACTGCCCACGACCATGATGGTAATGGTGCCGGTCAATGGAAACAGGTGGTGTAAGGATATGGCGGTACAACATCCGGGCAAGATTGGGTTTATTTGTGGACCTTCTTATTGGAGTTCACCGCCAGAGAATATACCTTACGTTCTAGACAACGACGCCTTCAACAAGCGCCATAATTGGGATTCAGAGGAGTGGATTTTAATGCTCAGGAAAGCGTCTAAAATACATGCCCCATTGTGGGCGGCGGTTCCCGACGTGGTTGGTGATTTTAAAGGCACCTTGAAAAAGTGGGGTTATTATTCTTCTGTGATTGAGGGTTTTGGGTTTAAGCCAAAGTTTGTGGTTCAGGATGGGATGGAAAACCATATTGATTTGGTGCCTCCAAACTCGCATGGCGTTTTTGTTGGCGGCACAACAAAGTTCAAATGGCAGACCGCCGCCATGTGGTGCAAAAAGTTCTCAACGCATATTGGTCGAGTAAACTGCATTGGTCGAGTGTGTGTATCTGAAACGATTGGAGCGGAATCATGCGACGGTGCAGGTTGGATGAGGGTTGGAAATGATCGCAACCAGTGGGGCCGAGGGAAACACGGGCTTGAATCATTTTTTAACGGTTGGCGAGACTCTCAAATGGAGTTTGCCCACCAATAACTGTATTGACACCCCACCCACCCCCGCGCTACCTTGTGACCAACATGGTTGAGATTGAAACCACTGAATATGTGCCCTGCCCGGTTTGCGGTCGGTCCAAGCCTCCCGGTGGCGTTGATGGCATGTGCGGCAGTTGCGCTGCCGCCGCACATAAAGACCCACCTCCACTAACTGACCAGATCGATCAATTGCGTCAGCGCGTCGAGCGGTTGGAAAAGTTTCTGGTGATTGAATGAAATCCAAGCGCAAGAAAAAGTGGTGTCAGCATATCAAGTATGCCATTATTCGATCTCTGAATGAAAGACGGTATGTTTTTGAGGTTGGGGATAGGGATGGGGATGATTGTTGGGCCGATGGTTGGAAATGTTGCCCTATTTGCGGGGCTAAACACCCGTAACTCACATGGCTGAAATCCAAATCGACCGCCGCCTGTTTGTCACCCGCCTCGCCAGCGGCCTGTGTGCCGCCCTGTTCCTGCCAAAACTGGTGGTGCCGGGGTGGAAAATCGCACGAACAACCTCACTGGTCGATATTCAGATTTATGACGTGGTGGGTTACAAATGGGTGCCGATACGGGAACTTTTATTCTGTTATTGGTCCAGCATGACACACAGAGAATGGACGACACATTACGAAGATATGATTAAAAAGCAAACCTCACCCATTTACCAACCAACCGACGACCAGTTGGCCCGCCGCAACGCCGAGGCGATGGCGCAGATCAAGCGCCACCCCAAACTTAAAGCAGAGTCCAGAGCTTATCAGGAGGGCGGGGCGTTCTATGGCCGGGCGGAGGATGGCGGCGGACTGGTTGATCAATTGTACCGCAAGAGCGAGTGATTCCTAAAATAATAAAACATCTCTGTATGTTTTCAAGCGGGGCATGCTCGTGGTTAGAGGCGAAGCGTACGGCGGCGAAGTATGGAATAGATGGAATGTGTCTTTTGTTTGCCGATGTAAAAGGTCACAGCACGAACCCCAATGACGGTGAGGATTTGGATAATTATAGGTTTTTGGATCAGGCGGCTAAGAATGTCGGAGCGCCACTAGTAAAAATCACAAAAGGCGTCTCAGTGTGGCAGCATTTCTTCAAAAAGGGCATGATGGGAAACTCAAGAGTGCCGATTTGTAGTGTGGAATTGAAGAGGGAAATACTCGACAAGTGGCAGGAAGAAAACTGCGATCCAGAAACCACCACACTTCATTTTGGAATTAATTGGGACGAATCTCACAGGCTTGAGTCTTTGCGTGCGATGAGGGCACCATTCAAGGTGGAGTCCTTAATGTGTGCCCCCCCATACCTGAATAAATTGCAAATTATTCAAAAACTCCACGATGAAGGGATTTGTCCGCCAAGATTGTATTCGGCGGGTTATCCACATGCTAACTGTGGTGGGTTTTGTGTTAAAGGTGGTCAGGCACAGTTTGCCCTGTTGCTTCGGACTAACCGAGACAGGTATTTGTATCACGAAGAAAAGGAGCAGGAATTTAGGAAATTTATTGGCAGCGATGTATCAATAATGAAAGACCGAAAAGGAGGCACCACAAAAACCCTAACCATGAAAGACTTCAGGGAGCGACTTGATCAGCAGAAAGAGTTTGATGAATTTGAGTGGGGTGGTTGCGGGTGCGCTGTAGAATAATATGCCTATTCAACTTCACCCCTACCAATCCCGTGCCGCCCTCTGGCTGGCTCCCAAGCGCCGGGGGTTGGTGGTGTCCAGCGCGGGCAGCGGCAAGACCGTGATGGCGGCAGCGGCGTTGGCGCAATCACTGGCCGATGGATATTTAGTGGAGGGCGATCACGTCGGCTGGCAGGCGAATACCCTTGAGCAGGTCAGCCAGCACGAAAAAGCAGTCGCCTGTTTTCCAGAACTTGCCCAACTAAAAATAAAAGCAGCCTGCGCGGCGGCAGAGGAGAACTGGAGTGATTGTGAGGTGTTGATTATAGATGAGGTCCAACACCTGTCTCCGCAAGGGATATGGCTCACCCAAGCCCAAACCTGCAAAGGGGCCATCTGGGGCTTTACCGCCACGCCCGATCTGGGCGACCCCGAGCGTTACCAATGGTTGCTCAACTTTTTTAACCGCCAGGTCTTTACCGTCAGCCGCGAGGACTGCGCCCACGCGATAGCCAAAGCCAAGGTGGTGCTGGTGGACGCCAACGAACCCGACATGGGTTGGATGCAGGGCAAGATCGACTCACTCTTTCAACGCCGCAAGGCATGGCACGCCAAGATTAAGAGCGGTATATCCGACGGCGAGTTGTGGGCGCGGATTGCGTGGGGCGTCTGCGTCGAGGACGGGATTGTGAACAACCAGCGGCGCAATGAGGCGGTGATTGAACTCGCCAAGCGCCACGCCCAAGACCCTACTTTGATTTTGGTCAATCAGATTGAGCACGGACACCGGCTGGCCGAACAGGTACCGGGAGCGCGGTTGTGCTTCTCCAAGATGGGGGTTAAGAAACGGCGCGAGGCGTTGGAGGGATTCGCGGCGGGGAATATCAAGTGCCTGATTTCAACGAGTCTAGCTGATGAAGGCTTAGACCTTCCGATGATCAGGGTTTTAATCTTGGTGAGCGGCGGACGGTCTAATGCCAAGACGGAGCAACGGACGGGTCGGGCGCTCCGAATCATGCAGGAGAAAAATCAAGGAACGATTTATGATTTTGAAGATTTTGGGTTCGCCATGATGCGAAAACACGCGATGGCTCGCCAAGCCCTGTATAAAAAACTGGGCTATGAAATCATGCGAGAAGAAATAGATCAACCGGAGTTGGCGGTTTAAAATATGTTTAACGGCACAAAAGTTTCCGAATCGGTAAAGAATACATTACGATTTGTGGAGTATCAAATGAAGCAACGAACGGCAGTCACGAGCACCAATTTGGTTGAGAATCAAAAACTTCAACAACACATCATAATGCTTCGTGCTACAATTCAGGATTTTATCGACAAGGTTGAGGGTGGTCGGGCGCAGAGCAGGGATTCTTACGCCAAGTTTAAGGTTATGATGGACGCGACGAATCCCAAAAAGGAATGAAACACATCGCCCCGCAATCTGAATTCGGGTTTGTACTGGAAAAACCTCACCCCACAAAAATCAACGGCAAGCAGTGGGTAGCTTATACGGATGGTTCATGCTTGAAAAATCCTGGTGGTCCGGGTGGTTGGTCTTTCTTGCTCTTTTGCGACGGCAAGGCGGTCAACCCCAGTTGTCTGATTAGCGACCACCTGCCTGAGACGACCTCGAACCGCGCCGAACTCATCGCCGTCATCCGAGCCTTGCAAGCGGTCCCCGAAAACACCCACATCGAAATCCTCAGCGACTCCCGCTATGTGGTCAACGGCGCAAACTGCTGGACCTCGGCATGGGCAAAACGCAAGTGGAAGAACGTCAAGAACGCCGACCTGTGGCAAGAACTGGTAGCGTTGAAGGACAAACGCCACTGCAAGTTCACATGGCTTAGAGGGCACGCGGGCGACCAGCACAACGAGCGGTGCGACCGGCTGGCCGGTGCGGCGGCGGAAAGGAGGGTGGTTTGAGCACATTTATTAATCCTGAGATTTCGGAAATACCCAACCTTGGAGATAGTGGGGCGCATGAGTGGTCGATCCTAATGGTTTACAGAGGCAGTATCAGCCACGGCATGTATGTGCCAAACACCGACCCAAACAGTATTGATGATAAAGACCTGATGGGTGTCTGTGTTCCACCCGAGCAATATTATCTTGGACTGAAAGAGTACGGCTCTCGCGGCACCAAAGAGATTAAAGAGGACGAGTGGGACGTGGTGATTTACGAAGCGAGAAAGTTTATTCACCTGCTGCAAATGGGAAACCCCAACGTGCTCTCCATACTCTGGTTGGACAAAAGCATGTTTTTGAAAATCACATACGCTGGTAGGTTGCTACTGGACGCTCGGTCGATTTTTGTCGGCAAGCATGTGTTCAAGTCGTTTGCGGGATACGCCAACGGGCAACTCCATCGGATGGAGCACGGCGCGTGCATGGGCTACATGGGCGAGAAGCGCAAGAAGTTGATTGGTAAATTTGGGTATGACACCAAAAACGGAGCGCACCTGATACGCCTGCTGCGGATGTGTGTGGAGTTTTTAAATACCGGGGAAATGACGGTGGTGCGACCGGATGCCAAAGAGTTGTTGGAAATCAAGCGGGGTGAATGGACGTTGGCAGAAGTGAAGCAGGAGAGCGACCGCCTGTTTGTGGCGGCAAAAGAGGCGCAGGATAAATCGACCCTGCCGGAATTTCCAGACACCGACCGGATTGCCGAACTGGCGGTGACGGTGGTTAAAACTCAACTTGGATTGTGAGCACTACTATCAAAACTGTTTGGACCGGCAAGAGAGTGATTTTTGGAATCCCCAAAGAAATCAAACCCATCTTCGACGCCCCATTTGGAAAACAACGGTTGAGATTCAGGGCAAAAAGCACAGGTAGGTTGTTTGTAAAAACCCCAGAAGGTATACGTCATTTTGTTCTGGTGGACGACGGCGACGTGTGGCGGGTGGATTATGATCTGGAACAGGGGAGGAATGTGCGGTTATGAAACAGAAGATGATTCAACCCAATCCAGATGAGCCTTGCCAGTATTGTGGGGCGAACCATCATCCAAAACCCATCAAATGCGAGCAGGGTAAGGAGTGTCCGCATTGTGGTGGAATTCACTGGGGATCGTGCTATTGTCCGTTTAGTGAAACTCAAAACGTAAAAGGGAAAGGTTAAAAATGCCTCCGAGTGTCAGCACAAGTCAGCAGCAAGCATCGGGTATTGCTAGGGCTGTTCAAAAGGGAGAGATCCCCGCCAGCAAACTCGGACCCGCAGCCAAGTCGATGGCGAAAATGCCCAGCCAAACTCTTGAGCATTTCGCCCGCACCCCATACATCGGATTGCCCAAGCACGTAAAGCCCAGCAAGTGAGTTTACCTTGACGCGAGGCGAGGCAGTGGGGCAGGGTGGATATAAATGAATGTCGCAACTGCGAAGCCGAAGGGAGGTGTATCACAAGGAAGTCAGTCTATGTTTCAGGCTCAACCTGGACCGCAATCTGACTTCCTGTAGCGCCGTCCACGCAGGCGGACATAGCGATATACGGAGGTTCCAGGGGAGGAGGAAAAACTTATGCTTTAGTGATGGAGCCGTTGCGTCATATTTCTAACCCAAATTTCACGGCGGTCATTTTTCGCCGCACCTTCCCCCAAATTCTACAACCCGAAGGACCATGGATCACATCTCAAAAGCTTTACCCATTGATCGGCGCGGCTGGAAGTCAGAACACTATGAACTGGCGGTTTCCAAATCCAAATCGACCGGGAAGTTTTGGGGCGACGGTGATGTTCCGCCACATGGAGAATCCTGACGACCGATTTGCATGGCTTGGGGCGGGAGTACCATTGATTTGTTTTGATGAGCTTGCCTCATTCATGGAAGATATGTTTTTCTTCATGCTTGGGTCTAATCGTTCGACCTGCGGAGTTCGCCCCTATATCAGATGCACGACCAATCCTGACTCAAAATCATGGGTGGCGAGGTTCATTGAATGGTGGATTGATCAGGATACAGGATACCCGATTAAGGATCGGGCTGGAAAGTTAAGGTGGTTCTGTCGGGTGAAAGATCGCATGGAGTGGGCGGACGACCCCTACACCTTAATGAACAAACATCCCGGCGTGGTCCCCAAGTCGGTGACGTTTATCCCCGCCAAGGTGTATGACAATAAAATCCTGATGCAGCAAGACCCAGGTTATCTTTCCAACCTAATGGCTTTGCCGTACGTGGATCGCGAGCGGTATCTGGGTGGAAATTGGAAAATCTCAGAAGCGGTAGGAACACTATTCCGGCGTGAGTGGTTTAAAATCATTCCAGAAGCGCCTGCCGACCTGACTCAGTTTGTGAGGTATTGGGATTTGGCGGCGACCGATGATTCAGATGGCGGAAACCCTGACTGGACGTGCGGCATGCTCATGTCTTTCAAAAATGGTCAGTGGATTATTTTGGATGTGCAGAGGTTGCGTGGGACTCCCAAGGTGGTGGAAGAGCGAATCGCCCAAACAGCAAAGATTGATCCCCAAGGGACAGCCATCAGAATGGAGCAGGAACCGGGTGCCTCGGGTAAGATAGTGATTGATCACTACGCCCGCAATATTTTGCCGGGGAGAGATTTCAAGGAATTGCCTTCGCGCCGGAAAAAACTTTTACGGTGGAAGCCATTTTCGGCGGCGGCAGAACATGGGAATGTATTGCTGGTTCAGGGGCGATGGAACTCAACTTTTTTAGATGAGGCAGAAATTGCAAAAGGTGGTGATGAGAAGAATGACCAGATCGATTGTGGTTCTGGATGTATTGAGTGCCTTCAGGAATCCTTTGGCGACTGGCGGTTCGCCCTGCCGGTCGGCGTGCGGGGCTACCAGTCATTGGGCTTTGGACCGTCCACAGGCAGATACAAGGCAATAGGATCGGGATGATTTTGAAACTTCCCAGCAACGACGATGGACACTTCCACTCCATCGAAATCAACCTGATTACCGAAGGCGGCTGGGTGCTGGACGCCGGGTGCCGGGGGTTCTGCTTTTCCAATCGCATAGCGGCGGTCGGTTGCAACGTCATTGCGCTTGACCCGTCGCGGGACATCTGCGACCCGCCCAACCCCAAAATAAAGTTCTACCGCATGGCTCTCTATGGCACCCGTGGGTTGCAGCGGTTTGTCACCGAACCCAACCCCTCTACCAACCACATAGCTGAACACGACCCCGACAGCGAAAACTCAAGGCAGGTGTGGTGTACCACGATTGAATGGCTGATGGAGAATCATGTCGTCCAGATATTTGACGCGGTGAAACTGGACATAGAGGGGGCTGAATATTCGGTGCTTAAGAACTGGCCTGGACCTGTCGCCCACCAAATCTCGGTCGAGTGGCACGCCCATTATAAAGACACTCTGGCGCAGTCGATGAAGGAAAGTATGGAGCATGTCTCTAAATGGTATGATCTGAAAAAGTTCAACCACGACGATACGCTCTTGGTTTTACGTTGACGCCACAAACACAACTGAGAGACATTTGGTAAGCATGAATGTGAATCGCCCGACCAAAAGGCCAGAAAGGTTTGGAGGGTGCCATACCCAAGAGTCGGTCTTGAAGTATATGAAGGATGAGGGTTGGATTCTTGGACAGGCGGCTTGTTTGAACTGCAACTACCGTTGGAAAATGCTCGCCCGACCGGAGCATATCAAGAAAATGGGTGCTGGCGTATTGTTTGATAAAGTTAAGTTTGAAGGCCAGCCCTGCCCCAAGTGCGGTCAAATCGATGTCTGGTTTAAAATTGTTTGAAGGTATGAAAAACGCAATCGAATGGTTTAAAGAAAAGGGATTTACCTTTGATGATAAAATAACAATCAAGGACGTTATTGACCTTCAAAACGACGCCCGAAAAGATGGTTTGATGACAGCGCAGGGCATCGCGTCAGATGTGATTCGTCGAGAGGCCACAAAGTATGCCGTTCGGGATGATCCACCCGATCATGGACCAGATGAAATGGCGTTATCGGGGTTGAGTTATTTCGTTACTGCGACCATCACATCCGAGGCGGACAAGCTCGACTACCTACCATGACTGGTATCTGTATTTCAACGGGTGAGTATAAGTGGATAGGCAAAGCCGCCGCCGACCGTATGGGGGAAATGACGGGGTTGGATTGCATCATTATAGATGAAGTGTTTTGCGAAGTGCCCCACCCCTCATGGATCAAAGCAAAGTTGATCGATCACTTCCCCGAGATTGACTCATTTCTGGTTTTCGACAGCGACATTATCTGCCTCCAACCGTGGCAACCCGAGGCGTTGTTTGAAGAACTGCATCGCCCATTCATGGCGGTTCCCGATGATCGCTCAAATAATGTTCTTCATGAATGCGTCAATCTTGAAATCCCATTTCCTGACTTTTACGTGAATGGCGGACTGACTATATTTGGTCGCGAACACAAACCAGTGTGGGACGCCGTGTGGAAGTGCCATCCAAAGTGCGGGCGGTGGCTGGAGCAGGGGGCGTTGAATCTTGCGCTGTTGGAAACCGGCGTGGAGGTCTGCCGATTGCCAAGGCGATTTAACTATCTTGCTCACGGCGGTACGATGACGCCCCAACAGGCAAAAGATTTAAATATCGTGAATTACCATGCGTGCTCGATAGGCAATGCCATTGGTGTGCGCGAGGTGCAGGAACGATTTGGATTATATGACCATCACAAAAACCCAACAGAACCGACTACAGTTGCTTGATTCACTTCCAAAGGGTGGAACGTGTTGTGAGGCGGGTGTCTTGGCGGGTGATTTCTCGGCTGAGATTCTAAAGCGGTGCAATCCTGAAAAACTTTATCTGGTGGATTTATTTAGAGGGAGCGTGATGTCAGGTGATGAAAATGGCGAGCACATGAGCAGGTATGACATGGTAGCGATGAAGGAGGAGGTGGAGAGGCGGTTTGCTTTTGAGTATGTAGTGGAGGTGGTGCAGGCAGAGAGTGTCGCGTGGTTGACCATGAGAGAGGCAGGGAGTTTGAGTTGGGTTTACATCGACACAACTCATCAATTTGAACAGACGATTGGAGAATTGGCGGCGGCTTTAGTGGCGGTCAAAGATGGTGGGTTTATTTGCGGGCACGATTACGACCAGCAGTATCCCGGAGTGGTGCAGGCGGTCGATCACTTTTGTGCCCATTATGGATTTTCGGTCGAGATTTTTGAGGGTGACCGGCTGGCGAGTTACAAGATTTTTAAAACTAAGGTTGAACTGTCTTGAACTTCTCTGCGCCCAACTCCGATGGTGTGTGCCTGGCCGAGTGGTCCAGCTTGGTTCGCATGCCGGTCCTGCCGTAGCTCTCGGGAGGTTTTTCGTTCTTGGGGAATTCTTCGTGTGGTTTTGGATCGTTTAATTGTCCTGAGTGTGCCCATCCCCTGAAAAATCCAGAGGAGTTAGGATGGAAATAAACCCAAAAAGACAACACCCAATCCTGCTTTAACCTGACGAAATCATCGGATGGGTGGAATAGCTTGGCGTTGCATTCGGCGCACCTGTGTTGATCCCAGCGAATCGATCCGATTTTGCCGCATTGAGGGCATTGATTTTGATTTAAAAGTAAGAACATGGTGGGAGTATTGCACTCCATTCTATGTCTTGACAAGTGTGGGTTTTAATTTTCTGTCTTGACTATTTGTGAGTTGTGGGGTTTCTAATGGTAGTGAAATGCGAACCGGATATGACTTTGTACACTTTCTTAGAGCACTGGACAATTGGGAAGCGCACAAATCAGCGTGGTTGAAATCACTGGAAGATGCCCGCCAACCAGCACCAAACGAAGATAGCATCCGAAACTACCGGAATTGCTGGCTTGAAGGATTTTTGGAAGCTTTAATCAATGCCAACGAAAACAAGTAAGCCTGAGGTTCAAATTCTAAACGACTGGCGAAATCAGGCCGTTACAGGATTGCCTGCTATCGGTGGTTTTCAAAGTCGCCCCAGTTTTGGTGTTCCTCAACCAAGCGTTCCATCGGTCAATAGTGGAAAGCTTGAGGTAGTTAAAAAGGATAGTTCCCCTGGTGTCTCTCTCTCCAAAATAGCCCGCCTCTCAGGCTGGGGTATGCCGATGAACCTCAGTACGACTCTGGATGTGTCACGCATTCAGGCGGCACTGAGGACAGCCGAACGAGGCGACTGTTGGATGTTGTTCACGATCTATCGTGACATGGAGATGGGGTTTACCCACTTCCAAAGCGAGTTCGCCAAGCGAAAGCTGACGGTTGTTGGCCAACCCCATACACTACTGCCCAAGAAAAAAGGCAAAAAAGATGACGAGATAGCTTGCGAGGTTATAGACGAAATGATCGATAACTGCGACAACTGGAATCAGGCGATGGGGGACATGCTGGACGCCACGCTCTGGCCGGTTTCGGTGGGCGAAAAGATATTTTCACCGGTTGAGCCGGAGGATAAAACCAAATACACTCACCCGGTTAATTTCAGATTGCGCGAACTTAGCCCGGTCGATCCGGTGCTCTATTGCTACAAGATTCCTTACCTTGCGGCGGGCTTTAGCGGCATGACCGCGCCGGGTTTCAACGCCCAACCTCCCAACGACAGTTCAATCAATTTCAACCCTGACGATTGGGAGGCGTGGCTGAGGTTTTACACGGTCAATGACAACGGTTACCCTAATTTTTCCCCCACCGATACCTACAAACCTGATCGGCGCATTCACATGGTCCATCGCGGAACCAACCTCTCCAAAGTGGTGCCCGACAATTACGGCGGTCATATGCGGGCCATCCTGTTCTGGTGGTTCCTGGCGACCCAGGCGCGGGACTGGTGGGGAAGGTACATGCAGAAGTGGGGGCATCCCTACGTGGTGGCTAAGGTGGACACCCAGCAGAAGGACACGGTTAATTTTATAGTCAACGCTCTGGCTCTCTCGATGGAAATTGGAGGTTTGGTAATTGATAAAGGTGCCGAAGCCCAACTCATGCAGGCGGCGAGCCTTAATGGTTCGGAGGGCTATAAGGTGTTTGAGGACTTTTGTCACGATGAAGTTTCCAAGGTGGTGGTGGGTCAGACTCTTTCATCCAGCGCCAAGTCCACCGGCTTGGGCAGCGGTGTGGCCGACCTGCACGGCAAGGTGCGGGACGACTACCGGCAGAGCGATATGCGCAAGCTCTCCGACACGCTGGTTAAGCAGTTGTTTAACCAGTATTTGGAATACAACGGTTATAAGGGTCGTGTGAAGGGCATTATCTGGGGTGGCAAGGATGAGAAGCAGGTGTTCCAGATCGCTCAGAGCGTTAGTAACTTCAAGGATGCGGGATTGCAGCCGACCGACAGAGGGATTGAGACGATCAATGAGCGGACGGGTATTGAATTTGAGCGGGCACCCGAACCCGTAGAAGCAGCGGCACCGCCAAGTGGTGGGGCGAAAAAGCCCAAAACCAAGCCCAAGAAGGTTAAGGCAAACAGTGTTGACGAAGCGGAAGAAGTTGGAGAACTTGTGACTAATTGAAAAGCTACGTCCTCTATGACAATGATTCGGATGGTTTTGGATCTGCCTTTGCGGCTTTCCTGAAACTTGGCAGCAATGCTGAATATATTTCAGTTAATCGTGGAGCACCTTTGCCGCCCATGCCCGAGGCAGAGCATGTGTTTATTTTAGACTTTTCCTACCCACGAGAGGTCATGCAGTCTCTATTTGCGGATTTGTTGAATCGGCTGGGCGATGCGTCGGACTACCCAAGGTTGTGCTTGATCGACCACCATAAATCGGCGCAGTTGGAATTGGGAGATTTGTCTTACTGTCACTTTGATACCAGCAAGAGCGCGGCAGTCTTGTCTTGGGAATATTTTCACCCTGATCAAGATGTGCCTGCCTTTTTTGGGTACATATGCGATGCTGACTTGTGGACATGGGGTTTGCCGATGAGTCGGGAGATTCATTTAGCGATTGAAAGTTATCAGATGGATTTTGAGACGTGGGAAAGAATTAGTTGTGTGTCGATTCCTCGGGACTTGGAGGCCGAAGCACAATGTTTAGAAGATTTGATGGGGGAAGGAACAATCTGCCGTCGGTTTGCCGACCAGCAGGTGAAAGACGCGCTGGAAAACTCCAGGATGGCGTCGTTCATTGTGAACGGCACTTGCCGAATTACATTTGATCCTGATGCTGTTACTCAAGGCGAGGGTGTTTATCGCGTTCCAGTGGTTAATGCCACCGACCTGACTTCTGAGATTTGTCATTCACTTTTAAACGCTAATCCAGACTCACCTTTTGTTGCCAGTTACCGCGATCTGAACGACGGGCGCAGGCAGTGGAGCTTAAGGAGCCGCGATAACTTTGATTGTTCTAAGATTGCGACGGAGTTTGGGGGTGGGGGCCATCCGAAGTCGAGTGGATTCGCGACGTTCCATGATGCGGATTATGGGTTTCCAGCCAAGGCCAAGGAAGGGACCGCACAATGAGACGGATTAAATTAACACGAGGTAAATTTGCCTTAGTGATATGATTATTGATGGCAACCCTAACTTCCCAGCCGGCACTGGCGCGTTTCAGGATTTGACTGGTGGCGTGCCGCAGCCGTATTCGTTTTGGGGCCAGAGTGGGTTTTATAGTGTTCCTACATCTTGGTATATCAAGAATGTGAATGGCGTGAACTATGTTTCACCTAATGCTGATTTCTCTGTGCCGAAATATGTGGCGAGAACCAATGTGGACGGTGTGATGGTATTTCAAGATTTGTTTAGGAACTTAATTGATGGACTTTTAAGATCGTGAGCGTCCAACCTCCAAGCATTCCAAACAACTATTACATTCGCACGCATTCTGCTGCCGAAATGTTGGGGCTTTCCAGACGCCGGGTAGATCAGATGTGTCGTCAGGGGGTTTTTAAGACCGCTCATAAACCGGGCTACGGCGAGCGTTCATGGTGGAGGGTTTTAAAAAGTGAAGTGGTTGCCCACACTTTCAATGGGCACAAACACAGTTAATCAACCAATAACAGAGCACAGATAAATCTATGGCAACGACAACAAAGAACCCCCAGGACCCCGCCAGCCCCGAAAATCAAGTGGACCCCAAATGGGCGCATCAAATTGAGGCAGGGTTTAATCGTGTGGTTGACGCCTTGACCACCCGCACCACCACAGTTGAGTTTGTCACTAAGCAACCGGCGCAGGATCGTGAGAATTGGACGACTCCAGCAGAGGCCGAGAAGTACAACCGCATGGCTGAAAAAGACTATGTGAGGCTGGACCCCAAGACCAAGAATCCGGTTAAGGACGGCGATTACTATCGCATCGTTCACTGGTTTCCCGAGTACCAGACCTCCAACCCATCGGAATATAAGAGCTTCTTTGTGGTCGAGCAGTGGAACTTTGTGGACGCCGGGGATGGTACGCAGCGTCGGGACATCATCACCAATTTCAACATTCGCGCCCCGGAGTTTTGCAAGGATTACCGTTCGACTGTGGCGGGCGTGAGCGAAGGCGAGTCGATCAGTCAGCCGATTGCTGATTTGGGATCGGGTATTCCCAAGAAAATGCACAGCTAGCGCCAAATAATAGATTCTGCCGGTCATTCCTCCCACGAGCCGGGAATTCAACCTCCCGGCTCTCTTATGTAATAATTTAGAGAAAATAGAGAAATAGCGACATGTAATGCTGTCTTTAGGTATTGAAAATAAACTTATGTGGTCAGATAGATTGACCACATGGCAAGCAGTGCCAACCTAAAATTCGCCAAACCGATTTCAAACGGAGCGTTGAAAAGCTCCGATTTGCCGTCGCGTATCAAGGTGCTGGGGTGGGGCAAGAGCAAGACGCTGGATGGGGATATTTTCTTTGACGCCAAGTCTGCTGAGTGCCTGTACACCAATCAAAAGGCAATAGGCCGGGTGGTGGCCCCTCTGGATTTCAACCATAACACGGTTCAGGGCACCAAGGCGTACACGGCGGACAAGGAACCTCGGGCGATTGCGGGCTACGGCGTGGTGACGGTTGTGCCTGATGATGGTGTGTATTACGAATACATGAATTACACGCCTAGCGGGGAGAAGAGCGCCCGTGATTATATTGACCTTTCGCCAGCGGTGATTACTGACGAAGAAGATAGGGTGATTGGCATTCATAGCGTGGCCCTTACCCCGGCAGGACAGATTGACAATCTTCAGTTCTACAACGCCGACAGTCTTTCGCTCTACAGCGCGGATTCCATGCCCAACCTGATGGATAAGTGCTCGGTCAAGGTCAACAGCAAGACCGACGGTGATTTCATGCCGTTGGAAAAGTTGAAAGATGGTGGGGATGGTATGAAATCGACTGCTTATGCTGCCGATTTGAGCCGTGGCAGCAAGGTTAAGGTTGTTGAAAGTGAATATGCTGATACGGCACATAAAAAATATCCTATAAATACTGAGGGACATGTACGCGCCGCCTGGAGTTACATTCACATGCCCAAAAATCAGGGTGGATATTCAGAGGAAGAAATTTCCGCGATTAAACGAAGGATCGCGGCAAAAGCCAAACACTTCGGAATTGAGTTAAAATCGGAGTCAGCGGACGAGCGTGCCAAAGTCAACGCCTACGTCGATGACCCATACCAATGGATAAATACTATGCTCGAAGATCATCTTAAATTCTTCCGCGCTGAACTCCACATGGAAGATGATGCGGAACCCGATGACGTTATGAAAATGTTGCGTGCCAAATGGGAAGGTTTCAAAACCGTTGAACAACCGCTGCCTAGCGCGACTCCTGGCAACAAACAGATCCCCGGCTATGGTTCTCGCGGTGGCCCTACGGGGTTCAAACCCGGCGAGCAAGGCACACCCGACGAAACCGCCTCCGAATTAGAGCATCCCGGCAGCGTTCACGGCGCGATTACCTATTCCGCTGAAAGTATTGAAAAGTTGCTGACCGCCAAGTTGGCCCCGCTCTCTGCCGAGTTGGAAACACTTAAGACTGAGCGCGACAACAACGCCAAGAAAGCGGCGGCTGACCAGAAAAATCTGGAAACTGAGCAGCGTAAGAACTTGCAAGCCGAGGCGACTCGGGCTGGCAAGGTGATTCCGCTCTCTGCCGAGGATATTGAGACGATCCCGGTCGAGACGCTCAAAAAGATTGTAGGCAACCTCAAGCCAGAGGTGAATTTTGAGCATGTCAGCAAACGGGGGGTTAAACCCCTGTCCTCCGACGGCAAGACGCCTGATCTTAAGGGGGCGCGTGAGCGTTCGGCTCAGAAAATGACGGAGTGGTTTGCCAGTCAACGCGAAGGCGTGATCTGGACCGGGCCAAGCGATCTTGGCAAGGCTCTTCCCAATTAACCCCAACAACGAAAAACCTCTAAAGGATTTTTAATATGGCAATGTTAACCTTGTTCGATCTTCTGGCTCTCCAGCGGGATGATATTCTCACTGGTTTGGTGGAAGATGTCACCACTTATGCTCCAGAGTTCAGCCGCATTCCGGTGGTTAAGCGACCCGGCACCTGGTATGAAATCGTTCGGCGAACCGCTCTTGGCACCGCCGCCTTCCGGCAGGTTAACAACGGCGCGACCCCCATCAAGTCCAGCTACAAAAAGGAGGTTAAACAGATGTTCTTTATCGACGTGCCGATCAATGTCGATGAGGCCATTTTGAAGGCCGACGACAAGAGCACTGGCGATGCGTGGACGCATGAAGCGCAAGGTGCTCTTCAAGCGGCCCTTATCACCTTGGGCGCACAAACTTTCTATGGCACATCCAACGACGCCAATGGGTTTGCCGGGGTTCGTGCTCAATCCGCCGGCTCGGTCGGCGTGGGTGGCACGACCAACAGCACGAGCGCCTATCTCCTGTGGCTCAACGGCCCCTGGGGTTGTCACTTCGATGTGGGCGAGAACGGCGAAGTCGCTTTGCCTCCTCCAATTCGCCAGCAGATTACCGCTCCGGCTATCGGAGCCACCGGCACAATCTTTGCCTGGGTGTCCAATCTGTCCTGTTGGGTTGGGTTCAACGTGATTAGCGCCAATTCGACGGCGGGTGGCGGCGCAACCTGGGCGGTGACGGGTATCACGACTCACCAAACTACCAACGTGTATGATCAGGCGTTGACTGACTCGTCGGCGGCGCTCTTGGTCAGCAACATTCCGCTGGTTCGCCGCCAAGGCTTGGTGTGGTTTGTGAATCGCACGAGCTACTTCTTGCTCCAGCAATCGCGTTCGGCCTTCAATCCATCGACCGGCGCGATGTTCATTCCCGGCGACAGCACGGGCCGTCCCGGCTGGGCACCACCCGCCAACTTGCTGGAGGGCTACCCTCTGGTAGTGAGCGACTCCATTGTAAATACTGAGTCAAATTGAGTCGTGGTTTTGGGTTTGGATTAAGTTTAATTCCAGTCAAATGCGACCAACTTCTTCCAGTCAAGATAAGCATGATGCAGCTTTGGGTAACACCAAACTCATCTGCAATGGATTGTTGCGTTCTGCCAGATTTTCGGAGTTCAAGTATTTTCAAAACTTGTTCTCCGCAAAGGACTCTGGCAGGACAGTTATCTCCACGTCTTTGACCTTCAAACTTCTGGTTTTTTGCTCTGCCTTTTTTAGAGGCATCCTGCATGTTGTCTGTTTGAGTTCCCTGAAACAAGTGATCTGGTCGAACGCATCTAGGTGTGTCGCATGTGTGACAGACTCGGTTTCCTGGTTTAAGGGGTCCAAAGTGAAGAATGAAACTTACGACGTGAGCGCCAATAATCCCAGCGCCCGCCTTGCCTCTACTGAGGGTCGCATAGGGAACCCCCCATGGCCACAGCCAGCATCCGTCAGACTTAGTTACCTGTTTGACGAATCGTTCCGGCAGTGTCGGAGTGCAATCAATCGAGTGAAGAAATTCTGGAGTGATGAAATTGGGGTTCAGTCCCCACTGAGTCAATTCGGATTTGTTCATATTTCAAATCTATAACAGGTAAGTAACTAAGTAAAGAAAGAACAAACTTATGGCTCTTGCAAACAATGCCCCGGTCAACACTCGGGCGATCATCGACATCAATTACGTTGGTACTGCCAACCTTCCCGCCGGTGCGGCCAATACCAATACCAATGCGCTGGACATGATACAGGCCAAGCCCTACCCCACCACGGAGTATGTGCTGTGCCAGGTGCTCATGGCGGCGGCGGCAACCAGCACGAACAACAAGAACATTAACGTCACGCTGGAGGACTCGGCCAACAACGTGACGTTTGCCATCATCCCGATCTTTGCCAGTCCGTTGCTTCAGGTGACGGACAACAATGGCGCGGGTTGGGCGGCTCAGAGTGTTCAGGTCATGCTGCCTCCGACCGTGCGGCGGTATATTCGTGCCAAGGCCACGGGTGAGGCCAATGGCAATCCGGCGGCGGGTGTTGTTTTGACCTGCCAATTACAGTTCTAACCGCCAGTCAGAATAGTTAAACCGGACAGGATTCTATGGCGGTCCTTGGAAAGCCGGGGATCGCCTTTTTCAGTAAAATGAGCACACAGACTGAAGATATTAATCTGGATTTACCGAGAAGCTGCCTGCCGGGACGCAAGGTGTATATCGGGATTCCGATCATGTTTTGGGTAGATCCAAATTTCATGTTGTCTTTAATGCGTCTCCCCCAAGACATGCAGATGCTTGGGCTTTATGGAGAACTAAAGCCCCACATAGGCGACAGCGCAGTGGGCAGGGCTAGGAATAGTCTTACCCGAAAGTTTCTGGAAAGCGATTGCACCCACCTGCTCATGATCGACAGCGATTTGGTATTCAGCGCCCAACAGGTGCAGCGTATCATGTCGTACGATGAGCCGATTGTGGCAGGCTTGTATTACAAGAAGCAGGAAGGCGAACCCCAGCCGGTTATCAACGCCTGTGAAAACCCCATTATGCAGGACAATGGGTTGTATCAAGTCAAGTACGCCGGAACGGGTTTTCTGCGTATCGCTCGCGAGGTGTTTGAACGCATGATTGATGTCTATGGAGATGAGATTGGATACAGTCTTGACCACGCGCCTGAGATTACTGAATACGACTTCTGGCAGATGGGGGTTTATAAATACCCGACGGGCAAGAAGCGTTGGCTAAGTGAGGACTGGTATTGGTGCCAGCGGGCCACCGATTTGGGTTACAAGATTTGGGTGGACCGTGGAATTACCCTGCGCCACTCAGGCAACTGCCTTTACCCACTCTCTTATCAGGAGAAACAAATCTTTGGTCATCGTGTTTTTAGTGCGGCAGGCAGGTCTGATACGGTTGTGAAGGAATAACCATGCCTTACTGCAATCAAGATGATGTTTCTGCATTGATCAATATCAATGACGTGGCGGCCATGCTGGACGACACCGGGGCGGCAAATCTTACCAACGGTCTGACGGTCCTTAACAATCTGATTTCCCTTCACAGTGCATTGATTGACGGCAGCATTGCCAACATTATTGATGTGCCGGTAATTCCGACCCCGCCGCTCTTAAGAGCGGCCTGTGCCGTTTTTGTCTGTGAGTCAATGTATCAACGCAGGCTTACCCCGGATGAAAAAAATCCTTTTAAGCCTCAAGCTGACATGATGCGCGAGCGCCTGAAAGCCATTGGGCACGGCGATCTTGAGTTTGACCTGAACTATCCCCGTGATTACCCGCAGGGCGCGGTGGTCAGCACGCCGCTGACGGTTAACATGACGACTTTGTAAATGTTCGCCCCCATCAAATTGACGGTCAGAATCACCGAGGATGGCCAGGGTGCTGGTTTTCGTTTACTTCACCGCCGCCTGACGGGTTTTGGCAAGCGCCGTATGTTGCAGGCGATGGGGTTGAGGTTTCGTGAAATCACCCGCCAGAACTTTGGTATGGCTGGCATTGATCGCCCAACCCCGTGGGCACCTTACGCCCGCAACTATCCAAAGTGGGGCAAGCGCAAAGGCGGACCCGCCACGCTGATTCGTACCGGACGGCTGATGCAGGAGATTTATATCAACTCCAACAGTTCGGAGTATGTGGAGGTGGGGTCCGATAAAGTCTACGCCGCCGCGCAGCAGTTTGGCCGGGCAGCGGCAAGGCTCCCCGCTCGTCCTTATTTCCCGATTGTTGGAACCGGCACAAGCTATCGTCTGACACCTTATTCCGAGCGTGAGTTGGGCAGGGTGGCGGTACGTGAGGTTCAGAGAATTGGAATGGGCGCATGACGATTGCTGAACAGATGAGCGCCTTGAGAGACACATTAGACCCTTGGGCCAACCAGAACGGCGGCAAAGCGTTTGTGGCGTCGGATATGGTTCACCTTTGGGAGATTGCGTGGGCCAAGCCTGACTCTCCTAGGGTGATTATTTGCTACATGGGCGAAGATATTCGTGGTGATTTTTCCCTGGCGGCGTCTCTGCATCGAGTGGACCGCCAGTTTAGCGTGATGATGACTCGCGGGCGGGGGTTTAACCCGGATAGAGGAGACAGCCTGACCGACCAGCGTGGGACTGCTCGTCCCCTGTTTGATTTGGTTGAAGAGGCTCGTGAAATTATTCGAGCGATAATTGGAATCTCTGAGGAGTTGCCGGTGGACTACAAGGGCGTGCGGACGGTCCAACTAGGTGACCAGATTATTGACGCCTACATGATTGAGTTTAGCTGCGCGACTGACCTGCCGGGACTCTCGGTGACGCCCGATAATCCTTCACCTCCTGCATCTTCTTAATCGAATAAAAATATGGCAACACGATTAGATGTTTACAAAAGTGCATTGGATTTCGCGTACGAAACAGTTGACGTGACCAACGGCAAGGATCGCATGGCCAAGGCGGTAGCGCGATTCGAGCGCGACAACTTTGGAGCCGCCGACTGGGACATGTGGTTACAGATGGTCGAGAACCAGCGCAACCTGATGGGTAATTACAAGACCCAAAAAGCGGCACCTTCCCCAACACCTCCCGCTACCCCAGAAGCGCCAGCGGTGGTAGTCGCAACCGGAACTTAACCTATGGCAAATTCAATCAGTTTTTCGGCGGGGTTGAACCTTAGCGGGACCGGGATTTCCCTGAGCGGAAATGGAAGCGCCTCGGCGGTTCAAGCGGGCACTAACGCCATCGAGGATACAACGGCGCTCTCGACTACCACCTCACAAATCTCCATCGGATCGATTGTGACGATGGGGTATCTGTATGTGAAGAATCTGGACGCCACGAACAATGTTCGGATTGGACTTGTAACGCCTGTCACATCGGGTAACGCCTTCGTCACCCTGCAACCTGGAGAGTTTACGATCATCCCAACAAGGCAAACAGTGATTTACGCGATTTCGGTGGCGGCAACACCGCAGATTCTTGTGCTTGCAGTAGAACTCTAAGAGAAAGATAAACAAATGTCTTGGCCGCCTCCAACTTCAGGATCGTTCTTCATTCAAGGTACACTCACCACTATTCGCTGGGGGACTGGGGGTGTTCACGCCTCCTACATAGTCGTCAGTTGCACCCCAGCAGAAGAAATCGAAACTCTGTATGTGGAGAACGGAACCGGGATTAAAGTGACCCGTATCATCCTCTGGCAGGGGCGTCGGGTGAATATCACGGTGGTTGATGATAGCACAGTGACGCCTCCCAAGACGGCCCAGACTATCACTTTGTTTGATCCTCTTGGCGGAGGGAGTGGATCATTGAATTTTACGGTGATTGAAAACTCCTACAACGCCGCCCGAAAAGAAGCCGGTCAGAGAGTGATTGTGGCTGAATTCCTCACGGGTGTTGAAGGGGCCGGATCGCCGCCTACGGAAGCATAGTCAGATGACAGAAGAGAGCACACATGGAAAATATCAATCAGGCGACCCTTGAAGCCGCAGCCAAAGATTTAGTCCTCAAGAGCGAAGCGGGCAAGCGAGCCAGCGCTGATCCCCTGCCTGGTCCACTGGCTCAAGCCTTTGGACCTGAAAATATCACGGTCGGGAAGTATCAGGTTCGCCCTCTGGTGGCGTACGACTGGGCGATTCTAAAACTCATTAACTCCCCGGTTTACCGGCAGATGTTGGAGTTCATGCAGAATAGCGAGAAACCTGAGATTGTGGAACCCAAGGATCAGGAGTTGTGGCAACTCATCTACATTCTCACTCGTCCCTGCCGCGAGGTGAAGAAAGTGTTCGATCAGGGGGTGAACAAACTGCGGGACGCCGCCGACGAGGAGTTTGGAATGGAAATGAACCCCATGGAAATCGCCCAACTTAGTTCGGCCTGCTTCGTGCAGGTCCAAGGCTTTATGGCGACCATGGTGAAGTACGCCCCACAAGAGGAAGAAGAAAGGAACGGTGAAGGTAAGCCGGGTTTTTCAGACGCCGGACCAGCCCCGGCGACGGTCTTGGCTGGTGGCTCGACTACGTGAGCCGCCTCATGCACTGGTATCCGTCATTCACTGAAAGTTTCGTGCTCTACGAGTTGCCGATCATGCGCGGCATGGCCTACCACGCGGCCTCGATGGAGAGTGATGGTTGGCTGCAGTTTGCGGGCATGCAGCGGGCGAGTCCTGCATACATCGCACAAGAGGTCGAGAAATACATGAAGCAGGTTCGATGAGCGCCAAAATACGAATTGAAGCCGATACTGACCAAGCCAAAGCGAAGGTCGGTGAGTTGGATGCGGCGATAAAGAAACTGGGTGGTTCTTTTGGGGCGAGTTTTTCAAAATCGACCCTTGCTCGAAATCCTGAACTAGCGGCAGCGATGGGTGTTAAGGGAGCGGGCGGAATCCCCTTTGCCTCTTTTGGGGGTCAGGAATTTCCAATCGAAAAGTTTGCCAGCAAATTTGGCGCGGCTCAGCGGCAGATGCGCCAATCCATGTCGGAGTTAAACCCCGCCCTTAAAGAATATCGCAAGAACCTTGTCAGCGCCTTCTCAGGCATGCAGTGGAACCTCCCTATGGGAGCCAAGCAACCCTTTGCCGATTGGAAAACAGCGGGCATGGGTGGGATTGCCGCGCTATTTAGCCCGTGGATTGGGGCGCGAATGTTAAATCAGGCGTTTGGCGGATTTCCTGGCATGGCGAGAGGTGGAGGTGGCAATAAAGGTGGTGGTATCGTTAGCGGGATTTTTGGCGCAGGCGGCATGGCGGGGTTTGGAGAATGGTACATTTTTATCCAAGCCCTCAAGACAGCGGCACGGGTGCTGACCGAGGAGTTCACGCAGGCGGTCAAGCGCGGATCGGAGTTGTACCTGCACGCCGCCATGGTGGGCACCACCCCGGCACGCCTTTCCCAGATAGAAAAGACGTTTCAAATGGTCGGACTGCCCGCCGATGCCGCCCAGCGGCTTTTGGCTCAAGGTCAGTTCTCCAGGGGGGTCAAAATGACGCCCCAAGCCATGCAGGGCGCACTTTTAGGGGCGGGGGCAGGGATTATGGGCAGGGAGGAGTTGCAGGGGCTATTAAACCTTTCCAAGGAGATTGCGGCGGCGTGGAATATGACGGCGGATACTGCCCGTCAATCGGCGGCAGTGGCGGGGGATTTGTTCCGAACGTCGTTTATCGGGAAGCAAATTACTCAAGAATGGCAGACTTTTTGGGAGCAACTCACGGCGATATTTTCAGGGGCTATTGATGTAATGGAAATGACTGCGGTGGGGTTTCTCCATTTGATGAATATGATCGCCGAGGTGCTTAATAAGTTTCCGCAGTTGCTTGGCATACTTGGGGGACCACTGGGGCAGTTTCTTGCCTTGGCAAAAGAGTTTTCGGCACGGGTTCTTCCCAGAGTTGGAACCAATGGAGACAAGTTTTCACGTCAAGTAGGAGGCATGACGGGTGGTCGCCCTGAGTCTGCATGGGAGCGTATGGGACTTATTATTTATGGTGGTGTTAGTGGGAAGGATTATGCCCGACAAACGGCGGAAAACACCAAGAAGATGGCAGATATTATGAGTGGGAAAAATAACGCATCCAGCACAGATAAATTTGGACTTCCAGTGATGGGTGGATTTGCGCTGCCGAATCTTCCTTAGCTTATGGCGAATAACAAGATTTTACAAACTTTTGGAATTGGTGCGACGCCGGGGCAGTCCACCACCACTTGGAACCAGCCTGGGCAGCAGATCACAATTTTGGATGCCACCAATCCCAGTTTTCCGCGCAATTTCATAATGACCAATCAGGGCATACGTATTATTCGAGGCACTACGGCGGCTGGAGTTTTGCTTTCGGACCTGGCGGCGGCTTTGATTACACTTGAACCGACTCTGGCTTATCCGCCGTATTTTACAACCAATCCATTATCTTCCTCAGTTGCTTTCGGGGCATCAACAAGCTTTACGGTGGTGGTTTTATCTGAACTTTCAGTGACCTATCAATGGCAGTTGAGCACCAATGCGGGGGCCACTTGGGGAAACCTGACTAATACCGGGGTTTATTCCACAGTTACCACTGCTACGCTTAATATCAGCAGCGTCAGTGGGCTCCATAGCAATCAGTACCGATGCGTAGCGACTCAAGTTACAACCTTGGTGGCAGTCAATAGTTTGGGGGCGACTTTGACGGTAGTGCCTGCTATTTCAGTTCAGCCAGCCAATACTTCAGTTGTTCATCCCGCTGCCGCCACGTTTTCAGTTACAGCTTCTGGAACGGCAGTTTTGGCTTATCAATGGCAGGTTTCGATTGATAGCGGAAACACTTGGGTCAGTATTACATCGGCTGGAACTCCAAACTATTCCAATTGGACTACCGCTACACTGACCGTTGGGACGACTGCGACCAGCATGAACGGCTACCAGTATCGAGTAATAATCACAGATGGAAATAATCAAAGCACGACCAGCAACTCGGCAACCCTGACTGTGACTTAAAATGCCAACTATCCTCCAGAGCAATCTAGTTCCCAATGGTTTGGATTGGGCTGATGGGTTGAGTGGAAGGCCGGGGAGTCCCACCAGTTCAAAGGCTTTGATTATTCAGCAATCGGGAACTGCCATTCCCGGCGTAGTGATTGAGGAAGCGCCGGATTCGCCGGAAATTGAGCGGGGCGAGCAGGCTACTATTCGGCATCGGTTCAGGATGGATTTTTTAACCGCCTCGATCTATCTGGCTGGCCTTGGGCGTGGGGTATTATTGCAGGATTCATTTGGCAATATATCCAAGATTCAGACTACCACGCTTCGCCGCATGACCGGGAATATGGCTGAACTGGTTGTGGTGGCCGAGGGGGTGTCTTTTGATAATCCGCCGGATGAATTTCGTCTTGAAGTTATTGAGTTAAACCCGGCTTTGGAGAAACATCCTCGCTATGCCTTTCTGCCTGCCGATGCCAGGGATTTGGTAAATAGAAATGCCAACTCTGCTCAGATTCTTGGTCAGAAGGATGCTTTGGTTCTTATTGCATCTTTAGCTTCATGGAACCCAAATAAGTTACCCCAGGGGGTGACGTGGACATGGGCGATTGCCCAAATTGCGGCCAATGAGTTGCTGCTTAAGCGTCGGGTAGGTGAGGATACTTTTTATCTTCCCGGATTCAGAGTCTCCTGGTCCCAATATTATTGGTATTCTCCGCCGATTAATCCTGGGGGTTATATCGAAGATCCAATTTTAAACGGAGGACTGCCTGCTTATTTCTGGAATCCGAACTGGCCGCTGGACCCGGCAGATACGAACGATAACATTTTTAAGTACTGCGCCAAGGTGAATCCCCAGCTTTATTCAGATGGAACGAATTTCACCTTCATAAGCTGGTTGAGGCAATGCGATAATGTGGAGTACGCTAGAACCTGGTTTCGGATTACCCGCACCTGGATTGGCGCTCCTTACGCGCATTGGGATGCGGATATTTACACAAATAAACCCAGCCCTTATCCACCACCTCCAGATCGCGTTGTTTCGTGAACCCGGCTTTTAATAATTTAATTCCTCGTTCTGATTTGCCGGACAGTTACGAAAGTTCGAGCCTGCAATCAATGCGGGAGCCGGGTAGTTTGCTTAATTCCTGGAAGCGAAATCAGGCGGTCCGCATTCGGGGCGAGCGGCTGACCAGTTCGGTTTCTCAGTTACAGCGGCGCATGTCTCATCTGGCGATTCCTAATCAATCGCTTTCAAACTATCACCCTTTTAAAATTTATCAGTTGCCGATATTTTTCAGGACAGCGGCGACTGATGTTTCAAAAGCCTGGAGGACGTTCCGTGTGCGCAGCGGATTAATTTTAACGACCAACGCCAATGGGGTGTTGCCTGATGGAACTGATTTGATTCAGACTCCGCATGATGAGGTTTTTGTCACCAGCAAATCGGGTGTAACCCTGAGCAATAACTACAATGTGGCTGCTCCTAACGCTACGGATATTCAAGTTCCGGCCAGCATGGCGACTTACTGGTTTTGGATTGAAATTAGGACTGATGGCACGGCGGTTATTCGTTATGGAAATGATCCTACGGTTTCAACCTATAGCGATGGGGAAGGGAATACTACATGGACATCAACTAACCCTTGGACAGCCTTTCCGACAATTGATGGGAATCATATTCCGGTGGGTTATGTGGATACTCTGACTGGGGTGGATTTTACAACGGCTTACGTTCGCCAGTATTTGATTAGTGATATAATCTCGGGAAGTGGAAGTTGCCCATTTGGATAGCCTATGCCTATCGGACTAAATATGTCGCCAAAGTTTTCGATGAAGAATTTTACCTATGTTTCTTCTACAGCATCGAAAAATATCGGCAATATGTTGTTGTGTCATAGCCGTCCCGATTTCCCTTATTTGAAGAACTTCTTTTTCTGTAAGAGTATGATTGTGATGTTCCTCTCCATGCTCTTTGCGTCCTTTTTGGACCATATCTCTACTATTGTCTGTTCTTGTTCCAACCCAAAGATGGCTAGGACGTACACACAGGCGGTTATCACAATGATGCAAAACGCATGGTTTTTCTTTTGGAATTTCCCCAAAATGGATAATCCAACTGACTCGTTGAGAACATGTGATGATTCTTTTGTACCCACCATTGATTCTTCCATAACCATACTTATTTCGTCCCGCTGTCCAAACCCAACATGGACCCAACTCTGGGCAATGTGGAGGAATTGGTCCATTCTTATTAACCTTTGCCCAAAACCGATCAATAATTGTCGAGGAGAAACCTTGGGCTTGCAAAAACTCCGGCGTGCAGTACTTTTTATTCATAGTTCAGTTTTAGCGGCTCGACTTTGTTTATCAGACGGTCGGGCCGCTTCTTTCTTATACCCCACAACATTTAGGAGGTCAACATGAGTTCTGGTGGGGTTGGTCCCCCTTGGAGGAGTCCTTGTTTGGGGTGGAGAACGCCCACATCCGGCGCGTGTTATCGCCATCAAAGAGCCTCCGAGAAGGCGGTTCCGGGTTGGATTCAGTCCACAAAGGTTAATGACTGGATGTGTCCTCCGGGCGGTACAATCCCCGAGAGTTGCAACGCCGATCAAGCCTGTTCACAGCCGACCAACGTAGTCTCATCTTTCTCGGTCTTTGCCAAAGGATCAGGTTATCATGTTAGTGACGCCCTGACCGTAGTGGGCGGCACCGGCACGTCAGCCCAAGCCACGGTGGCAACGATTGACGGAACAGGCGGGGTTAAGACCGTGACGCTGGCTAATGCGGGTCTTTATACGGTTGACCCCACAACCCCCAACTCAGTCTCAGGCGGATTGGGCACTGGATGTCAACTTGGACTGGTGTTCAGCAACCGGCTTTGGAGTTCGACTGGAATATTGCCCTATCCAAGACTGTCAGACTCAGGCGGAGGCGGCACCTGCGGCGGTCCCAATCGGTGCGACACCATTTGGCCTGCCAGCACAACCGGCAACTGCCCCGGTCCCTGCGCCTCGGGTTGTGGAAATCGCGGGGGCGAACCCAAGTGCGATACATGGGTTACGGGCAATTTGGCGGACAACCCATCAGATTGGATTGCCTGCCATTCGGTGGACACCACGCACAAGACGGTGGGGTTTAACTGTTTTATTTCATCCGGCAAAAACGTGGATATGTCGCTGTGCCGGAAGATCGGCTTCAAAAATATTCAGGTGTGGAAGTCGTGGCACGGAAAATTTTCTTACCGCAGTCACGACCCATCGGGGTTAACCGACCTTGGCAAGCAGGTTGGGTTTGGATCGGCCACTTGTGCCGGTGGTGGATCACTGCCATCTGAGTGCAATGGGTTGGATATTGAGTTTGAGCAGACAACGCCCGACACCAACCATTATCTAACTGAAACCGTTACCTGTTCTTTTGTTGCTGCGGGTGGGAGCAATCCCGGCAGCGGCAGTGTCTCACGTTCGGCTTCAATCGACCGTTATAGCGGAGTAATGACCCGCGCATGCAGCGGCGGCGGTTCAGGTGCGGACATTTGGACGCAGGAAGCGCATGACTTGCTATTTAATGGATTCAGCGATGTGAGTTGCCCCAGTGTGACCTGCGGCGACACCTATTGTCCGCCTCCTGCCGGAATGCTGGTCAACAAGAATCAATCGTTGTCACTTTTTTACCGGATTGTGCTGGAAGTGGCGTGCGTCAACGTGCCTTGCGCCTATGACATCACGATTGTTAAATCAGGATCATCCCTGACTTTTACATCCTATTATGCGGGCACGGGAAACATTTATAAGATCGCCACAGTGGATACTTCCACCGGAAACTTTAGTTACAACCGATACGACGGCGGTGGTGTCCTTCAGTGGCACGAGTACATCACTTACAGCAGTGACACTGCCTACACGCATGGAGCCAACGGGATTGGCATGGGCAGTTTTGGAAGTTCAACTGTAACCATCACTGTTACCGGCAGTCTAACCGTCCCCTATACTTCGGCTGACGTAAATGCAGATTGGATAACGTTGAGAAAGAAGTGGAATCTCTCAGACGACCTGCAATATCCGTGGCGGGCGGACGAGCATTGCAATGTCGCCCCAATCGTCCACTACAGCGAGCCGATGGGTGGTGTGGCTCCTGCGATTGGCGAATGCTGGGCGGATTACCCCACCAACACCGTTCCTTGGGTGGACGGCAACTCATTGCTTTATGATGGGAGTATAAAGGGTGCGCCGGTTCCTTTTGACGGTCTGGACAGAGGTTACTTTGATTTTAACCATGTGACATGGCGGGCGTGCTGTGGAGATTCCAGCACGGTGGGTTCTTACCGCTACGCCTACGGGGCGTTTGCGGGCGAGACCAACGCCACCGACCCGACCGATGCGGGAATCCCCAAGACCGCCACCGAATGGACTGAGAACTACAATGCCTTTACCGGTGTGAGTTGCGGGACGCCTCCTTGTGCTGACGGTTATCCGTTTGGACCTGGAACGGGCTATAGCGGACTGGCTATCCCGATTCCCTGTATCGGAGCGCCGGGGAGTTTGCCTTATGGGCAGTGGAAATACTTTTGGAACGGCGTGTTAATCGGTCAGGAGTGGGCGGAAATAAAAGTGCCGCGTCCATCAGTCAACTTTGATCGTCCTTGCGGGGCGGATCGGTACGACTTGGATGAGACGACCGTGCGTTGTATTCAAGCCAGCAGCAGCGGGATCGCCAGTGTCGATATTAACAGCGCGACCGCCATCAACACGGCGGATTTGGTTTGGGTCTGTGGCTCATCCGTGGTGCCGACCGGGCTTTATCAGGCAACCAAAAACTCCAGCACCAACTACACCTTGGTTCTGAAAGACTTTGCGCCGGGTTATGTCTATCCTCTGGACTGCAATAGTTTTGGCGGAAACGGCATCATGGGCAAACTCAGATTTCCGTCTGCGCCGGGGATTTGCGGGCGAGTGTCGGTCATCAACGCCTACAGCACGGTGATTGGCGGGGTGACCAAAACCGAAATCACTACCGGCAACGCCACCCAGTTAGCCAAGGGCGATTCGGTGGTGATCAGTGGGGTTTCCGGCATCGATGTCAACGCCACGTTCACAGTTGATTCGACCATTGATAGCAGCCATTTCGTAATCAACCACTCGCCCACTGGGACTTTCTCAGGTCCGGGTTTTGTCGCGGTCAACGGCGCACCGGATTACTGGTGGGATGACGATCAAAGCAAGGGGCAGTTTGCTTACGTTGTTTGGCTTTTTAATCTTAGGGATTATCAGGAGCGCCAGCGAGTGGTGGACCAGTACGCCGCCACCGGATCATGCGCTGACGCCGCGCCTGCATCTTCGACTCTGATTCGCGCCAAGCAAGTCACCCACGGAATGCCGCAGGCGGTTTCAACCTTTACCGCCACTCAGGAGTGTCTTGCGTTTGATCCGTGCAATCCCCAAGTCATGGCGATCACCAGCAACGGTTACGACGCGATCACCAATCCCAGCGGTGAGCAGTGGCCCAACGCCTTTGTGGCGGTCCCGGCGACTCTGACCTTGGATGGCAGGTTTGGGGCGATGCAACAGTCGGCAATCATTCAACATATCCAAGACCCATTCTGGATGAAGCCCCACATCCCGTGCGTCACATATTCGACCAGCGGGGAAGGTCCAACGGTTTGCACCTGGGGGGAAGATGACGGAAGCTGCCTGACCGATACCTGCCCGGATGATACCTCTGGCGGGGGTACGCGTTACTATTTTCGTGAACCTTACGCTGAGAATATTCTGGCAGTTCCGGCAGGCGCACCGGTATTGCCGACTGGAATTTATATCGGTTATCTTTCGTTGGCAGCGTTGGACACGTTGAGTCCGGTGAACGGGAACGTTTTAATTCCACCTTTTGGACCAGGATACGCTTCGCCAGATACCTTTAATTCTGCTATCCCGTTGGCATTTGATACGGTCTGGGGCCGATATATCCGATCGTACTTGTGCGAATGCGCTCATGGTCGATTTGAGGCAGATTATTTGGCGCAAGGAATTAAGGTGAACTGCCCATGAAAATCGCCTTTTGCCAAAACCAGACCTTGGGCGACCTGATCATCGCATCGCCCATGCTCCAAGCCCTGCGCGTGCTCTACCCAACGGCAGTGATTCACAGTTACGTTGATTTTGAATACAGCCAGTTCTTGAAAGACGCAAATCTGGTGAGCGACTGCGCGTGGAATGGACGGATGAGAACCAGCGAATCGCCCATCATCTACTCCGATTCTTCAGGCTACGATCTTGGGATCAACTGCGGTTTCCAGACTTCCAACGTGAATGGCGCGGCAAGCACCGTCAACAGCGTCCTTGATCTAGCCAGCGCCGTTCCACCCGGACTCCAGCGGTTGCAACACCTGAGTTCCTTGAGCGTGCCTACCGTGAATTACACCCCAAGTTTCAGGGTGACGCCCAACCCCGAGTATAACGGTTATGTGGCGATCCATGCCACGGGTGAACTTGGCAAGAACTGGTTTGTTGAAAGGTGGCTGGAGGTGTGCAAGGAACTGGTTAAAAGCGTGAAGTTGTTGTTGATCGAGGGGCGAGTTGATTTCTTATCCGCCTCGCGCCTCTACAAAGCACTCCCTGTCGGAAGCGCCAAGGTGTTGAGCAACGCCAGCCTGAGCGTGGTTGCCAGCGCCCTGCAAGCCTGTCGAGCCTTGATTGGTAGTGAGACGGGTATTTCACATTTAGCACATGCCTTGGGCATTCCTACTTTGGCGTTGTGGAACGAACTTTACCCGCAATGGGTACCTGCCGGTATGAAAACCGTGGTTCACCCTGACATTCAAATCAATTCCATTACCCCGGCTGAGGTATTAGCCGTCTACCAAACAATTTGATGACAAATATTATAAACCCATTCCCGTCCCGTGGACCTGTTCGACCTGAACCGGCACTGCCGTCCTTGGCGCGTCAGGCGGCGAGCGTGACGATGGCGTTTGGGCGAACGGTGGCACAAGCGGTTTGCGACAGACCTATTTTAGCCCCCAAAGAAGTTCAGGCAGAGCGGTGGTCTGTTTGTGAAAAGTGCGACAAGTTTAGACCGTCGGACAAAAGATGCAGTTTATGCGGGTGCCGGACTTCGGGATGGCTCGTGAATAAGATTATGCTCTCGACCGAACAGTGTCCCGACCATCCACCTAAATGGCTGAAGTGGGAACCCACGATTGAAAATGAAAACTTTAATTAGACTTTTAATCCTGTTTGTCTTGTTAGTCTGTCTTGGGGCGACCGCCCAAACGACAACGACGGTGGCAGTGAATTTAACCGACTCTCGCTTACAAGCCGCCCCCTACTACACCAATCGCGTGATTTGGGTGCAGGCTATGAGCGTGCCCAACGCGCAATCGCCTTCGGTAGTTCTGGGCGCAACCGTACAGGGATTGACCGACTCCAACGGCATTTACTATTTCTCAAACGCCCAACCTTACCTTTACCTGATCACCGTCCGCGCCTCACCCTTTGGCGGGGCGCAGGAGCAGTTCAAGATTTTTGTCACCAACACGGTTTCCGGTGTGGTGAATGCGGCTGATATTATGGTGGCTTCCAGCGCGGCGACCTTCCCGGCAGGCAGCGTGGCGTGGGCGGCGGCAGTGACGGATAGTCGGTATGCCCGAGTAGGAACAACTGGAGTGGGCGTGGCGGCGGGAACCAACGTGGTGGCGGTCACTAATGGAAACCTAGTGACCATCAATAGCACTGGTGGAGGGGGCGGAGTACCGCTGGTTGCGGGTTCAAATACAACGGTGATTTTTAGTGCGCCCAACAATATTGTCAGCGCCCAGACCGATACCAACGTGGTCAACATTTTGTCGGCCAACATAGCCAGCCAAAGCAACTCTGTTTATCAATCTCAATTTGTGCAGATGGCAAACGGAGGTGCGACAAACACTTATTTGAACTATCCGCGTTTGACAAACTCCTTAGCGGACAGTCCTGTTACGATTACGAATACAGGCATTGCTACAGATGCCATCAGCCTGAGTGTTGGATCGGTTGGCGTAACTCCCACACTTGTCTTGGGTCCGTCTCCAAGTTTGCTACAGGGATGGAATGCAGGTTTTGTTAATTATGCCGGTTCGGGCCATCCAGGTTTCACCGGCGATGGCTCCGGCCTGACCAATCTCTATGGCACCAATATCAACTTTTTCCTATCGTCATCTCCATCGCTCTGGTTCGATGCGACGAACGGAAACGATGCCTGGAACGGGGCGGATTCCCAGCACCCAATCAAGACCTGGGCACGGTGGGTGGCGCTGAGGGTGCCCGGAACGGCGCAGGTGACTCGATTTGCGCCGGGTGAGATTTACGACGCCTCGACCTACATCAACACCAATGGTTTTATCACAATGTCCAATGACATTTTCCTCGCTTACGGAGCGCGTTTGTACTTCACAAATTACGTAGGCGATGTCACCCACCAGACGCTCCTGAGTATTGATGGAAACTTTACAATGCTGGGTGGGGAGATTTGGGGTCAGCCGACATTAAATACTGGTTTCTCGTTTCCGGTTTACCTGAACTGTCCGCAGGTGCTGACTACAGCAAACATCTTGTTCGACGGGGTGTTCTTCACCAACTACTCCGACATTATTTACCGGGCGGGAGCGGCGGGATTGCAGGGTGCGTTTGACGCGACATTCCGCAACTGCAAAATGTTCAGTTCATTTGACTGCATCACGATCCTGCCCACCGGGTTCTCTGCTTCCGCAAACACAAACTCAATCCTGCGGGTTGAGAATTGCTCCTTGGTGTCGGCCTACAATACGAACCTCGACGCTGGCGCTCTAGGACAGACCATGCGCGGGATCAACACGAAGCTGGGTCACACCTACGTCACGGGTGGGGAAATCATCGCCACGAACGGGTCGCTTACGTGCCAAGGCATCACTGCTGCGAACGCCCCAAGTTGCGCGGTGGAAGTAGCTGGGACAATCATCAAGGTGGGTTCTAACCGTGGGGCCACCACCATTCAGCAGGCGTCGGCCATCAATAATGCTTCCATCACTTTCTATGGGCATGGCTACTACGATGCGCTGGTGGACTCCGGGGTGAAAACCTGGGGTGGGCCGAATAACCCGATGGCCGGGGCGTTTATGACCGAGGATTCAAACACGAATTGGGCTTGGAGTTTTGACCTGTCACAGGGGACAAACCTCAACGCCTCCGCGCTCACCACCGGAACCGTATCTCCGGGATTATTGCCACTGGCCACGTCCAGCGCATTCGGAGCGGTTAAAGTTGACGGCACCACAATCACTGCGGCTGGAGGTGTAATTTCTTCGACGGCCAGCGGGTCGGCAGTTCCATTCACAAACTCCATCATTGCCCGAGGCAGCACTCAGAACACGAACTGGTCTTGGGAATATCCGGGCGGCTGGGGCGAGACGAATACAGACGGACTCGTTGTGACGATAGCGAACGGCTGCCTCACGGAAACCAATGTGACGGCGGCGAACTCGCCTTCCGCGATCCTGTGCGGCGGTATATTGACGACCTACAACGTCACGAACCTGACCATTGTAAGCAATCTTTGGGTTCAAGGCTGGGGCTTGATTACCGGCACACTCACGAACGGAGGGCAAGCCATATTCAGCAACAACGTGACAACCCTGTTCGGGGGACAGTTTAACGGCCTCGCTGCTGGGCTAACGAACTCGGATGGACAATCACTGGCCTCTCTCTGGAAGGCGCAGTTCGGAACGACGGCATTGACAAACCTGTCGAACGGCAGCGGGGCGGCACTATGGAACACCTGGGGCGATTGGAATCATCTCACCAATATCCCCTTGCAGGATTGGCAGATTTCAACGAACTACCTGTCCACGACGGTCACGAACGCGCTCGGGCAGATTGTGGCCAATGCGATTCAGGGCATCATCCAAACCGGAGCGACCACAAACAACCACGTCATTACGCTGTTTCCGACCTACTACGGTCCACTGTTTACCAACCTGATAGTGTGGGACACCGCCTCGGGGATCTACTTCACCAACGCGGACGGATCTTATGCTCTGTGGCATGACGGCACTTGGACGATGGTGGGCGGGACCGGGTTGACCACGGCCACGAACCTGGATGTGTTTTCTCTGCTCTCCTTCAACTTCGGCGTCACCACTAATGGACTCACCAACCAACTCGCCAGCGCTAGCACGGTAGCGGCCTACGATGCGAATAAGAATCTGACGAGCGCGGACAAGGTGCCGGGACTGAGCGGCGGTTATTTCTGGAACACCTGGGGCGATTGGAATCACACCACAAATATACCGCTACAGGACTATCAAATTTCCACAAATTATTTATCGAGCACGATCACAAACCTGTCTGGTCAGACACCGGCACTGTTCGTGCCTGGGGTGTATTTCCTTGGGAGCGCAGTGGCTTCGGCAATCACCAATGCGGATCGCACCATCACAGCTACGTTGAATCAGGGCGGAGTGGCGACGTATGCCCCTTATGCTGGAACCGTCACGAACTACATCCTCACCAACGCCATCCAGACGGCATCCTCGGTGGCCTCAGCGGTTGGCTACGTCACCAACGAGCAATACACTCTCGCGCAGACCTGGGCGGGGCCGACGAACCTGTTGGCGGTGACCAACGAGTTGCAGACCTATACGACGACCAATGACATGCAGATCACCAACTACGTGGGTGGCAGCGCGGCCATTCCGGGCCAGGTGACGTTATGGATAACGAACGGCGCGGCGACGAATTGCACGTTGAGGTTTCCTCTCACAGGCAACAATTTGACCAGCATACTATGTCCGGCTTCCTCGGTCACCTTCTGCACCTTCTGGCTCGGCGCAAGCACCAACGCCTGGAGCGAGACGCAGACCAATATCGCCTGGGCCAGCAATTTAGCGGCGGGGGCGGTGATCGGGGCCTCAGACGGTTCGGCGCTTTGGAATGTCAGGATCAGTGGTGCGAATATCGCCAGCAACACGATTCCCACCGCCCGCCTCGGCAGCGGTTCCGCCACTTCCAGCACCTTCCTGCGCGGCGATCAAACGTGGGTCACTCCCGGGGGCAGTACTTACTACGGCCCGACATTTACGAACCTAATTATCTGGGATACCTCGACTGGAATTTATTTCACCAACGCGGACGGTTCTTATCTGCTATGGCACGATGGTACACTTACCGATTTTGGCGGGAACGGGCTGAGCGTAGCCACGAATATGGACGTTTATGCGACGGCGGCGGACTCGGTTCACTTCACGACAAATGCCTTCTACCTGATCGCGCAGCCGTTCAATGGTCCGACTAATTACCTGGTGGTCACGAACTCGCTCCAGACGTATTCCACCACCAACGACATGCAGGTGACGAATTATTACGGGCCAATCAATGCGGCCTACCCGGCGCAGGTGACGCTGATAGTAACAAACGGTGCGGCAACGAATTGTGTGTTGCGCTTTCCGATTACAGCCAACGGTGTGTCCTCCATTGTATGTCCGGCGTCTGCCGTCACTTTCTCGACGTTTTGGATTGGTGCAAGCACCAACGCCTGGAGCGAGACCGCGACGAACATAGCTTGGGCGAACAATCTGCTCGCGGGCGCTAGCATCGGGGCCTCCGACGGGTCCGCGTTGTGGAATGTACGAATCAGCGCCGCGAACCTGGCAAGCAATACGGTTCCCACCGCAGCACTACCACCTGGCCTGCAATTACTCTCGACTAACTACGGTGCCGGTTTGTCGAATTTGACAAAAGTTTACGTTACTTTTGCCAGCGGCGGTTCCGTTGCATCGAACTATAACGCTGACGGCAGCATCAACTACGCCTTGACCGACTTCGCCACGGGGTTCACGAACGGACTTCTGATTCAGACCAACTTTATATCAAGCCAATGGTACACCAATTTCTACGGAGCCCCGATCATCGTCCAGGCCAACGTTGACCTGCACGTATCGAATGTATCCGGTCAATCGGACGTTAACCTGTGGATACCGGGCGCGGTGACCAATAGCGTCGGAGTCACATCGTCCACTCTCGGATTTGCGGCGGATTACACGAACATCATTGCCGGCATGATTCCTGCGGGATTCGCGTACACGTTCACGAATAATTTAGCGGGGGCGGGAGACACTGCCACTCTATTCGGCGGGCAACTCATGGTTCCAGGAGGAACCAACATTTGGGGCGGGACTTTAACTAATGCCGTTGTCTCAACGAATGTACAAGCATTCGCCAACGGAGATTTTGCCTTGGAGGTGGCGGATGGATTAATCGTGGAGAACCTGACTACCGCTAACACTGTGACCGTTACCAATGGTTTAGTCAACGCTTCTAGCGGATACATCCTGGCGAGCAATACACTGCCGATTACGGCGAGCTTTGCGAATCTTTCGACAGCCAGCGTGATCTTCTGGAACTCCAATGGATACGCGCTCTATTTGATAGGCACGAATGCACTAACTGGATTGGGATACACCAATAAAATCTGGCCGACCGCAGGAGTTGCCGACTTGGCGACTACGGCAACCACAGCAACCACTGCCACGACCGCAAACGCTCTGGCTGCTGGTGGCACTATCGGTTCAGGAGTTAATGGGGTCAATCTCACGAACACGCCTCCATCTGGTGTTCTGGCTTCCAATACATTCCCAGTGACGGCAAGCTACGCCAATCTCGGGAATGGTGGTATGATATTTTGGAACTCGAATAGCTACGGACTCTGGCTAGTTGAAACCAATCCTATTACAGGCACAGCATCCACCAATCAGATTTGGCCTCCACAAGCTGCTAATCTTATCGGAACTATCCCTCAGGGAGCGTTACCTGGAGGTGTGTTGACCAACAATGATACTCGTGCGCCTTTGTTCAACGGAGGAAATTTAACTAACCTAAACTCTGGGGCTTTGACAGGAGGCGTGGCCGTTATCACTTGGAAAGCAGTCGCCATCCGTCCCGGAGATACGCTCCCAATGACGTGGACCACCAACACTCCCGGAACCGCCTTCAACCTTCTCCAAAGCGCCGGGCTTACATTCCTCGGCTGGCAGATGTCCACGAGCGGAACGAACAACGCAATTCTTGAGTTCAAGATGCCTCCGAACTACGCGACAGGCGGATCGATAACCGGGGCCGTCGGCGTGGCCTCGGGAACTAATTTCAGCACAAAGGTTACAAACGTATGGTCATTCGCGGGAGCGCGAGCCGGAACGGCTCTCGGGACTGCCGTGACGTTCACAAATAATCTACCGATTACGACGGGGACTTGCAGCACGAACTGGCACATGACGGCAGGATTCACTCTCGCGGGCACTCCGAATCCAGGTGACGACTGCTACATCCAAGTTGCTAGCTGGGGCGGCTCGCCCTACTGGACCTCGACGAATATTGAGTGGCTGTTGAACGCCTCAATCTCGATTCCGACGACCAATGGAATGTGGCAGACTTTGACTTATCCATGAGGATGTTGATTTTTATTGCGGCTCTGGTCTTTGGATTTACGGCAAAGGCTCAGACCGTGGGAGGCTCAGCGCAGCCCAACATGCAAACGCTCGGAAACGTGCCTTACATGGCCGTCCCTGCAAGCGGCGCAGTTGTTCCAAGCATCCTCCAACGCACTAGCTTTTCTTCCCTTTCCAATTCTGTGAGTGGTCAAGGGACAAACTTGATGGCCAATGGGATTGTCCGGTTCAACTTTCCAAGTCCCACTCAGACTGGAAATACCGCGCTCATGGGCATATCAGCTCGGACCACTTCTCCTGCTGTGTGGGCCGGGATAGGTGATGATGTGGGAAATGTTTACCGCCAGCAAACTTATGGATATGATGCGACCGGGAACCAGGCTATCTGGTGGTATGCGGCAACGAACATCACTGCGGGAACTCATTTTATCTACGTCACGAACGGCACGGTCATCATGTCGAATATTGTAGCTGTTGCGTTGGAAGCAAACGATATCATCCCTTATAGTCCAATGGATGTGACGAACACGTTCACGTCAGCGGCCAGCGGAACTATTAGCGCCGGAAGTATCACGCCAACTCAGACGGGTGACTTGATTCTAGAGTGGGGTGTTAGATACGGAACCGGCTCGACCATTCAATCGTTTTGGACTGCCGGTAGCCAAGCCAACATTACATGGGCGTTGACGACGGTTGACGTGAACGATGGCCATGCTTTGCAGTGGGGAATCGATAGCGCGACAGCGGCAATCAATCCTCAGATGACCTGCACCGTCAACGCTACCCGATACATCGCAGCGACGATTGCTCTCAAAGCCAGTGCCACGGCCCAAGGCGTAGGACGACCAGCGGGAATGTATGTTGCTGGAATCTCACATCAGTCTTGGCCTGGACCCTTAGTGCCAGCAGGACGAATCTGCGTTTCTCAATTCCCGACTGTGGGCAATCTGCTTGTGCTCGGGTGTCAGGCGGGCGGTTCACTTTGTTATCCCACAAATGCTACTGATACTCAAGGGAACACTTACACGCTTGCCGCTGGTCATCCTGTAGTCGTTCATATCCAGTCTGGTGGTGCGAACACCTGTTGTGTTTATGCCAGCAACTTGGTAGCCAGCGCGAACCTTTACGTTACGAATCAGGTAGGACAAAACGGCGACATGACCATCATGGCTTATGACATTGTTGGAGCTTCACTTTATCCATTCGATTACGGCGTGCAGCAGGTCATCAACGATAATGGCCAATACACGAACGGGCTTGCGTTGCCTCACTGGTTCACGCCTTCGGTTGCGGGTGAATTTGTTCTGAACCAAGCGCAGGAAGTGTTTATGACGACTTCCAACATACTCGGCGGGAACATGCGCTTTGACTGCGAGGTCTGGACAAACGAATCCAGGGACGGACCCTCCAACCCAGACCAGAATAATTCATGGTCGCACTGCATTACTCCTGACACGTCCCCAATCATTATAGCGAACTATTACCAGGGACTTCCGACTGCCCCTCGTGGGGATATGTCGTTCTACATGGTCGGATTTCTTCCTAGCGGCGGGACGGCTCAAGCGTCTCCAAAGTTCTTTGTTCAAAGCACGAACATCGCGGCGGGGTCTGCGGTATCGAGTTTGTCTGTTCAGTTTCCAATCACGAACCGGGCCGCAAGCCTGCTCGTAGTTGCCGGAGGTAGTGTGCATGGTCGAACGGTCACAGTTACCGACAGTCACAATACCTATACAGTGGCGCAGGCACCCACCGACACCGGCCTCGCAGCAGATGATTCGTGGATTTATTATGCCAGCAACAGCGTGGCGGGAGCCAACACCGTTACCGTGAGTATCAGTGGGGCAACGAGCAGTGACCTCCATTATGCCATTCACGAATATGCCGGGTTCGCACTCTACCAGCCGTTCGACAAAACCCACACGGCGAACATGAGCAGCACCACGGCGTTCAACAGCGGTAATACAGCGGCAACAAGCTTCACTGATGAACTTGTGTTCGGGCTGATGGTGGATTCCGGTAACGGACTTTTGGTAAGCGTCCCATCAGGAGAGAGCATGGGGGAGACTGTCCAGCCAAGCGCACTGACCACCTGTGATTCATTCCAGCGTGCTACCGGACCCGCATCGTCCTCTTGCACACCACGCAACGCCACGAGCGGTTCGATGAGTGTAGCTACATTTCATTAATGCGTTACCTACTTCCATTCTTCTTTGCTCTTTCCGCGCTCGCCTCGGACCCCTTACAGCAGGTCCAGAAGCCCGCAGGAACAGGCTGGACCAATCAAGTCGGCGTCCCTGGCGGCATCCCTCCGTTATCCAGCATGACGCCGATCCTGCTGGCCTCTGGTGGCAACATCAACACCGCTCTGAGCACCTGTCCGAGCAACAGCTACGTGCAACTCGCCACGAACGGCACTTACAATTTGGGCGGCACGACGATCAACATCTTCAACGACGGCGTTGGATTGAACGGCGCTCCAGGGGTGACGTTCACGAGCGCGAACTATCCTGACGCGCAAATAGGCAACTGGCAATGGTGGGGCGTGAACGAAACGGTGACGCCGAGCACCGGCAATCACACGAACTGGACGGCGGGCTACTCGCAGGGAACGACGCAAATCACTGTGGCAGGTGTGAACGGATACGCCGTGGGCCAGATGATTGTGCTGGACCAAAACGACGACGTGGACACAGACATTTACGGCAACTCATCCAACGGACCCTACTCGCTCTACGAATACACGAGTGTCAGTTTCCCCAATGACGGAAGGGACCGCGCTCAGTTTCAGGTCAACTACATCACGGCCATTAACGGCACCACGATCACGCTGCGCGAACCGCTCTACATGACCAACTGGAACAACCAGAACGTGAATCTTCAATATGGGTCAAGCCAGCAGCCGCAGGTATGGCGGTTCAACTCGGGCGGGCCGGTGCGGAAATCCTGGATTGCCAACTGCACTTTCAGCCAAGGCCGAGCGGATTTCAATTGCGCGGTCGATTGCTGGATGTCGAACGTCGTCGTCCACTTGGGAACGACTCAGCACACTCCCGCGATTTATGCTCATTGGACCTTGCGCTGTCAGATTGACCATTGCACATGTGACGCAACTGCCGGGCTTGATACCTATGGATTCGGAACCAGGGCCAGCGCCGGGATACTCGTGCAGAACAACATCTCCCGTTCGGTCAACACTGGGCTTTACCCGAACGGCTCGCACGGAGGGGTCTGGGCTTACAACGTGATGACGAATCAGGTTCCATTCTTCACAGTGATTTTGCAGGGACTCTTGCAGCATGGCGGCAACCCGAACATGAACCTCTACGAAGGGAACTATTCGCCAGCGATTGGCTTCGATAACACCTGGGGTGGGTCGTCTCGCAACGTGGCGTTCAGGAGCCGTACGCTTGGCTACAATCCAAGCGCCGGAACGGGGGAGGGGCTTCAATACGCCTTCGCCGCGAACGTCACCAACCGTTACGAATGCAGCATTGGGAACGTCCTTGGCACAACCGGCATTACCACGAATTATGAGGATTACGCCGGGCAAGCTGGCGGCTGCAAGGCCAACGCGATCTATTACCTAGGGTGGTGGGACGTGAGTTGCAACGCCGCCGTAACCGACCTGCTTCCGCGCAGTACTTTGACTCGGGCATACAACTGGACCAGCGCCACGGCCACGAATAGCGGTATTGTGCCGGATGGATTTGCGAGCGCCGACCTTCCGCCGAGTTACTATCTCGCCAGCAAGCCTGCATGGTTCGGATTCCTGGCGTGGCCTGCGGTGGACCCGGCCTCGCCCGCATATTCGAGCAGCTACACCAACATACCGGCAGGCTACCGGGACGTTTACGGCGTGGACCCTCCGGCGGGTGGGGGCCAGGTGGCCATGGGCCAGCAATGGAGCAGCGGGAGTACGAGCGGGATGAACATCAAATGAAAAGCACTCTCAGCCCGCGCCAGCAACAGGTGCTCAAGCTCATTGCGGAAGGAAAGAACCGCAAGGAAGCGGCATTTGCAATTAAACTCAGCCCAAAAACAATCGACGACCACCTGCTTAAAGTGAAGCGGAGGCTTGGGATTTATTCAGTAGCCCTGTTGGTTCAATATGCGCTCAAGCATCGCATTGCGCGATTCATGATTGTGGCGTCCATGCTAATTGCCGGAGGTTGTGCTGCGCCTAAACCAAAATCTCCGCCGATACCTCCCAGCTTTTCAAAGATACCCAGGCGGGCTATGGATATGTCTTTGGTGCCTCCATCCGGCCCCGGGGTCACGCTCGCATGGATTGCGGACACCGATCCATTGATAACTGCCTATGGAATCCACTGGGGCGGCGTCAGTCTGGCCTATACCAACTCGGTGACGGTCGGCCCGGCGACCAACACCACGGCGAGGATTGGACCGCTTGTGGCCGGGGCGACGTATTATTTCGCGGCGACCAGCAAACTCTATAATGGTCTTGAAGGCGATTACAGTCCCGAGGTAAGCTACACCGTGCCGGTCAGCAACCTTGTTTATTTGGTCCAGGTCCAGTCAGCCATCAACCTTAACGGTCCATTTACCAACTTCAGAAATGCGCTTGGGCTTACCAACTCGCCTGATCCGAAGATGTACTTTAGGTTACAGATTAACGTCCTAAAATGATATGGGACATCAAACCCTAAGTCACAACAGTCCAGAGAAATTCATGAAGATAAACCTAAACACCATAGTTGTATCGGCGTTTAGCGGGCTGCTCGGCATCCTGATGATCATCATCGGATGGGGTGCATCCCGGCACCTGGATCACATGGAGAAGATTCAGGACGACCAAGGGAAAACTCTGTCAGAGATTGTATTCTCGATGCGCGAGTTCATTACGAGATCAGAATTCAGGTCTGAGATCTCCGCTCGCGACAATGAAATTACTGATTTGAAAAGAGAGATTGAAGGGCTGCGTCACCGCATCGGACCGCCTGCCGATGGGAAATACAAACAATGAGCGACGACAACCAGAGAGTGGAGAATTGCAGGTTTCGATCCCCGGACATTTATCAACTTGCGGCTGAGTTTTACGCTTTCAAAGAGCTTATGAACGAGCGTGACACTCGTTACAAAGAGCGATTCGACGGCCAGGAAAGGGAAACCAAGAACGCCTTGGCTGCTCAAAAAGAAGCTACGGCTTCGGCTCTGGCGGCATCCGACAAGGCGATTCTGAAACAGGAGGGCTTTCAGAATAATTACAACGCCAGCCACAATGACCTGACTCGGAAGATGGATGCTCAATACAAGGAGATGGTTCCGCGTCCGGAAGCGGTCGCCAAGTTCGATGGTCTGAACGACAAAATAGAGGAGGTGAAGAAAATTTTATCAGAGACAAAAGGCCGAACGGCGGGGGTCAACGCCACCTGGGCATTGGTGATTACTCTGGCAATTATTGCCATTGGAGTCATCGGATTAATTCTCAAAAAGCCATGACAAACGCAACGCGCAAATGGCTTAGGGCTGGTATTGAGACATTGATTCATGGCGGTGCCGCAGCTATCGTATCCACATTGACCGCGTGGTTGATCGACTCGAAGGACTGGGCATTTTTAAGTCCTAACTTTTTCAAGATGCTTACGGGCACATTTGCGATTAACGGTGGCATCCGGTTTTTTCAATGGTGGTCCGCCAATCCGTTACCTCCGTCCTCAGACAGCTCGCCTCCGTTTTATGGTACTCAGGAACAGATTAGTCTAAATCCAATTTCCAAAGTTCAACCTATTCCCAAAACAACCGGTGTTTGACCTTATAACAAAAAAACTGTAAATTATGACCATGAGAACAATCTGGCACTTCACCTTAACCGTGTTGGTTGCCTTTGCCTGCCTTCTGCCATCCAGACTGCCCGCCCAGATTAACCCAACCAATCCCTATATCATTTGGAATGCCGAGGCTCCCACCAATCATCCGGCGACCAATACCGCCGCAGTGGTGTCCAGCACCCCACAGGCGAGCACTAATGCCCCGATTGTGCTCAAGCCGGGGCAACCTACGGTGGCGAGCAACCCGTGGATGATGTTGGTTGGAATTGCCGTGCCGTTATTAATCGCCCTAGCAAAGCAGGAGATACCGAAGTTACCTGGCTGGGCTTTGCCGATTCTTGCGCCACTATTGGGGGCGGGAGCGGACTATCTGCTTGGATTGGCGGGCATGAACAACGCAGGTCCATTAATCGGAGCAGCCTATGGATTGGCTGGGGTGGGGTTGCGTGAGATTAAAGATCAAGTTCAACAGAAGGCTGGAGATTTGGCGGCTCCGAAACCACCTCCCGTGCCCTAAGATTTGCAGTTCAACTTAAACAACAAACGAAAGAAAAAACATGGAAACATTAAAGTTAGGAACAGTTCTTGCAGGCAAGAGGCGCAAGGTGGATTTCACCTTTGCCAACCCGGTATTGAAGAATGATGACGGAACCTACGCTACTATTGTTCCGTTCGGTGAATCTGTCGCCACGGTTGACCCCAAGGGAACGGACAAAAAGTTTGCTGTCTTTTTCCACGGAGAAGGAGAGCCCGGCAACAAGGAAGCCAAGGTGGTGGTCCGCCGCAAGGGGCACGATCATATTGTCGAAACCAGTTACGAGGTATTTTGGTCCGTGCCTGGTCCTGACGACACCGCAACCGTGGCGGTCGCCGCCAAAGAGGATGAGGATATTCCCAAAGTGGTGAGAACCGCGCCCAAGGGGGCAATCGCAGTGTGACCGATCACGAGTTACATACTTTATGCAGGCTGCTCAACCCAAAAGGAAACAATGAACCTCGCGTTAATACTGGCCGACATGAACGTAAGTGGGGAGTCCGTGATTCATGGACTGATTTACCTCATTGTGATCGGAGTGGTGTTCTGGCTGCTGTGGTGGCTGATAAACTACATCGCATTGCCTGAACCGTTTGCTAAAGTGGCGCGAGTTATTCTCGCCATTGCGGCGGTTATCATCCTGATTAACATTCTACTGGGGCTGGCTGGAGGGCCTCACATCCGTTGGAACTCCTGAATAAACTGACAACATGAAACGAGCCGCATTCATCCTGATGCTGATTGGACTTTCTGCTTGCAGGACAGCTCCAAGAAAGCCCTGCAACGTGGAAAGAATCTGTTTCGGACACAGGGATGACATGCTAAAGGCGCTCAAGGAGTATCCCGACATGATGAAGGATATTCTAAAAACTATCGCTGACCTTGAAAACGAGGCCGGTGGTTACAAGTAAAACAAAACATGACAAAAAAACTTAAATGCACATTGCCATCACTGGCAGTGTCCTGCCTCCTGCTTGCAGGTTGCGGGATCTTCAAATCGTCAACGCCTCAATCGGCGGCTTACACATCCTTGGCGGCTATCGGCAATGCCGTCAACGCAGCGGACTATTCGTACACGCTGTTGGTGGTTAGTCATCAGGTTGCAACCAATTCGGTTCCGCAAGTCAGCCAGTACTTTAATACCTTTCAGCAGGTTTTTGGACTGGCTGTGGTGGCGGCTGAAAACAACCTCACGAGTCCTGCCCCGGCAAATGTGCTGATGGCAGGAACAAACGTTCTCAACTCAATCACCGCAGCGAAAGGAGGTCTGCCATGAACTGGGTAACACTCGCTCCTCTGCTCTTGAGCCTGCTTGAAAAATATGGACCCGAAGTGGTTGCGGCCATTTCTGGAATATTCTCCAGTCCGACCGCACCGAGCCAAGCACAATGGGATGGTTTAATCGCGCTCTCAAAGAACAGCGCCCGCAGCAATATGCTCCAAGCGTTGGTCGCCGCTGGGATTGACCCCAATAGCGACCAAGGCAAGGCGTTTCTGGCGTTAACTCCTCCCTGATGCCTGACTGGTTGAATCTCCAGTTAAAGAACTGCCTGGATCGGTTGAGCCGATTGCGGGAGGAGCAGTCGTCTTTGGAAGAAAGCATAGACGACACTCCTTCCGCGGGTTTGCCTGCATTCTACAGCGCCATTGCCCAATGTAAGACAGACCAAAAGCATGAATTGGAACGCATAGCGGAGTTGGAGAAGCAGATAAATCAAAAATAGAGTGAGCGGTGCATTTCAAATTGATCTCACCCTTTCAGATGAAGAGGTGAAGGCGCTAAAAGCGATGAGCCTTTATCCGGGCGATTACAATTCTGCCAACGAAGAATACCGACTGGCAGTCGAGGCAATGGAAAAAGTCAGGGACGAAGTAGTCAGGGCTTACTCATGCAAATTTGGACCCCCAGAGAAAAGAACATGAAGCGTGAGCGCAAATCTAAATCAAAACTTTATGAGTGTACTGGACCTTGCAGGCGAAAGCTCACCAAGGACAAAATGAAATGGTTTCCCGACCCGGTACACAAGGGCAGTAAATATCCCATCTGTATTGAGTGTTATGAAAAGGAAGGCAAAAACATGAAAAACAAAGTCCACAGAGGCAAGATGGAAAGCGCGATGAGGAAGATAATGCCACTGGTGATAGCGTCATTGATGTGGCTCTCCTGCTCGGCGCAGGAGTTGTTCACCGTCCGCTGTCCGTCCTGCAAGCGTCCATTTACCGGACCTTCGTTAAGTATCGCCACCAACAGTTTTCAACTGGCTCCGGGCGGGACGAACTATCACCGGCTGGTGAAGTTGAAGTGCCCCAGTTGCGAAGCCAAGTTCACGGCCAAGAACATGGCTTACGTTTCCAACGAACCCGAGGTGATTGCAGAATCAGTTCAGGTTCCGCCAATGCCCCAGCACTTCATGCGACCGCCGCAGATTCCAGTCCACTTGTTAAGCACCAATTCAGGGGCGAATACCAATTTCTACGTCCTCTCCACGCCGAGCGGTCACACCCTCAAGTTGGTGCCCATGACGGTCTATACCCCCGCCGAACTGGTTCACCTCTATAGCACCAACAAAGACAGGGTGCGGCTAATCATTATTGAGCCAAAGGGGAAATGATATCCCGGTTGATATTTTGCCATGCGCCCTCCCTGGCTGATTGCGGTGCGGATGTGTAGTTCCTGTTGCGCTGTGCTCCGTAACATACGCATTCGCCTGCTCCAACGCAATCTGCTTTGGCTGGGCGCGTGGTTTTGCCTTTTGCTGGAGTCCTGTTGCACAACACCACTTCCGCCAATCCCCAACCTCCACACCGTTGACGCCGACAAAGTAATCCTGCGTGGCGGTCAACCCACGGCGCAGGGTTGGACCAATATCTGGCTGGCGGGGGTGCGAAGCGTGGTGAAGCTCAACACCGACGCCGAGGGCAGTGACAACTTGGCTGAACGGATGGGCATGAAGGTCTATCGTTTTCCAATCTCGGTGGGTGAACAGTTGGAGGGTGGACCCAAAGTAAGCACGGTGGCCAAGGCGGTAGCGATTATGCAGGTTGGGCATTGTTACGTCCATTGCGGAAGCGACAGCCGCACTCGCTCAAGAATAGATGCGGTACTCAAGAGTGCTGGTGGAAACGATCGTACTGGTTTGGTTTGCGGTGTCTATCGTGTTTGGTCGGATCACTGGACCGAAGCAACGGCTTATGTCGAGATGAAACAATATGGATTTCACCCGATCTTGAAAGGGCTGTACGACTGGTGGAACAAAAACGTGGAGTGATTATGAATCGCAAGGAACTGCGCCACCTTAAGGAGCAACTGGCCAGTCTTGATGAATCGTCGGAGCACTGCACCAAGACGGTGCTCGCCATGCGGGTGATGCGTAAAGAGATTAAGCAGAAGATTTTGAACCAGCCAGTGACCGACACGGCGGAACCGCCCCTGCAAAGCGTGCGGGATTAGGGCTTGACGCCAGCGGTTGAAGTGCGGTAAGGTGAGGCTCTCGCGTATAGCGAAGCGGATCGTTCATTCGTTGTGGTGCGCCCCGGTGGGTTTCTCGGCCTGCCGGGGCGTTTTCTTGGTGTCTGACTACCTTTTTGCAATAAAAGCCCGTCTCAAACGATTTGTGGCGCAGGACAGGGCGGTTTTATGGGCAATTCGAGGGGTTAAATTTCAATCAGCGGCAGGTCAGGAGTGGTTGGAATAAAAAGTTGAACAATGTATTGACACCTTTCGGCTTGGTGTGGCAAGGTGGTTTCAGTTGACCGAGAAACCATAAACCGCAGAGCACAAAAATATGACGAAACTACACGAACTGTTAGCTGCCGAAGGAAATCTGGAAACCCAAGCCATTCAAACCCGAACCGATTTGGCGAACACCTTTGAAAAGAAACGCCATCTGTTTGAGGAAAAGCGAACCACTTTCCAATCCAACGAAGAGGGCAAACCCGCCACCACCGAAGCGCAGTCGGATATTCAAAGCACGGTGCGTAGAGAACTGGCATGGATTGTTCCACATTTGGCAAAGGCAATGGATGCCGGGTTGCAGGTGGCGGACGCCAACACCAAGGCACGAGCCGATGTGGTTCTGGACGATGACGCCGGAACGGTCTTGCTCAAAGACATTCCCGCCACCGCCCTTTTGGAATTGGAAAAGCGGCTGACCGATTGGGTGCTTCATTTGTCCAAGGCGATTCCGACGCTCGATCCCGCCAAGGGATTTCAGGACGACCCCCAACGCGGCGGTGGAATTTATAAGGCTCGCGAAGTAAACAAAGCACGGACCAAGAAAGACGTGCGGGTGGTGGTGTTGCACGAGCCAACCAAAGAGCACCCGGCGCAGACGCAACTCGTGCCTGTTGACTTGGTGGTTGGCACTATCTCGGAGCAAGAGTGGTCCGGGTTGATCACCCCGGCTGAAAAATCGGAGATTCTTGATCGGGCGGAACAGACGATTCGGGCGGTACGCAAGGCGCGTTCGCGGGCGAATGATCAGGAGGTTGAGACAAATCTAAAAATGGGCAAAGCCCTGCTTGGGTTTGTTTTTGACGGCAAGAAACCATAATTTCGGGTGGGGCTTAGTAGCTTTGGCGAAAAGCCCATCCAAGGCTCAAGGTCAGACTTAAGATCACTGGATAAAGGCTTAAGTTTTCACCCGAAGGCTTAGAAACGAAACGACAAGTGAAACGGATCGATGGTACAACCCAAAGCAAAGACGCGGGTTCAATTCCCGTCCCCGCCTCCATGTGGCGGGGTGGTCTAGGGGTAAGGCGTTGTGATTAGGTTCAAGATGTGTCAGGCGATCTGTGGAACACAGCTAAAAGGCGTCGTTTTAACCTTGGGGGCGGGCTTGCGTGATAAGCAACCGCCCCCTCTTTAACTTTTAGAAAAAATTCACAAACCACAGAACGAAAGGAAATCAAATGCCGCAGGTATTCACAGTTCAAGACATAAAAGATTTAGAGGACGGTGACATCGTAAAGGCGTTTCGCGGGAAGGTCACCCAATTCTTCACTTGGAAAGACGGCGTGGGCAAGAATAGCGACGGGTCGATTCAGATTCTAATGATGAAGGATCGCGCTGGCAACGAGATAAAGGTGAAGATCTGGGATCATGATCGCATCTCCGACAAGGACAAAGGCAAGGAATTCAATTTTGTCGCCACGCGAGACAAGAGAAACAAACTCGATGGCTTGCTCGCCCGCGACGACGAATACAAGGACAAGGTGACGCGCATTCTGGAGGTGAGCAAGAGTGCTGAGGTGGTGAATGGCGCGGCCACAACCGATGAAGATGAGGACGAAAAGCCTAGACGCCGACAACGCGAGGACGAGCCAGAAGCAGATGAACCCGAAGAACGCCCACGCCGTCGAGAACGTGAGGATGACCGCAGTGAACGTGAAGAATCCAGAAGCCATAAGCAAGAGAGCGATAATGGCGTAGACGACGCACTAGATCGGCTTGGACAGTTGGAAAACCTCTATTGCATGTGCTTCAAGACGGCGGCGAGTATTGGCCAGCGGTGCATGGACGAAAACCCGGACTTGAAAGACATCTCTATCGGGCCGGAATGGTTTCAGGCGTTGGTCAGCACGTTGTTTATTGCGATGAACGCCCAGCCTTATGCCGACACTCACAGCTACGCCGACGATCTGCCGTGTGATCCCATCGAGGAAGAACCGGAACCCGAGAAACAAGGTCGATCCAAAAGATAGCCTGCCTGCCATTTACTGATCAGACATGCTCTGGCAGTTTCAACTGGAGTAAAATTGAATGGAAAAGAAGAAAATGAAAAGATGGCCTGCTGACTTATTTTTTTATCTCGCTAGGTATAGCGACCATGATTGTGCTTGGGGATGGATGTCATGGATGCTGTACTCATGGTGTCCAACTTGCACGGCGCGTCAGCCTGGGACACGCTGCTGGCGGACGTGCGTAACTTTCAGCAATGGGCGGGCACGAACTTAAGCAAGGGCAGCACGAACGCCTCGGGGTTTGCGGCCAAACTTTGGTAAAATTATGAACACAGATGACAAACTTAAAGTGCTGACCGAAGCTGCCATGTGGCTGTGCTGTGAAGTTTCGGTGCATTCCATTGAATGCACTTGCGGAAGTTGTGCTGCCGCGTCGAAGGCGGTTCCTTATCTCCCGGAACTGTCAGGTCATTATAAAGAACAATTTGAGCGGCGTTGGGCCGTTGCTCAATTCGTCGCAAACCACAAAACGAAAGGACCGCAGTGACCATTACCGAACTTAAATGCCCCTCTTGGCAGGGGCGCAACCTCAAACTCAGTCTTCAATCGGCCAACCTCATAGTAGGCAACCCGTTTTCTGGCAAGAGCGCCATCGGCAGCGCCTTGAGATTAGGCATGTATGGCGTTATCGCCTCGCTAGGTAAAGAGCACAGCGCGACATTCAAGCCTTGTTCGGACGACAAGGAATTGTTTTGCCGCCTGACCTTTGACAACGGCATGACCAATAGCGTGACGATCAGCCGCGACAGCGACGGGCGGTATAGCAAGAGCATGGACCTGCAAGTTGGATTCCCTGACGTGATGATGGACATTAACGAGTATTTCAAACTGACGGGGCAGCGCCAACTGGCCTACGTGCTGGAACGGGTGGATTTGAAAAAGATGGGATATGACGAAAGTGAATTGCTCAAGGACATGCAATTACCCGAGAACGGAAACGAAGTGGCGATCAGGAAGTGGTATGACTTATTGATGAAAGGAATAGAGTGGCGCAATAAGCAGAAACAGAATATTTGCCTGTGGATGAAAACCCTGATGGCCCAGCTTGAAACGGCTGACAAGGAAGCCAAGGACACAATTAAAACTCAATCGGCAGTCGTAAGCGCGTTCAAAACACAGGACGAACCTAAGGACGTGAGCGCCGAGCGTGAGAAAGCGCGGCAGGCATCTCAAGCGGCAGATTTGGCGGCGGCAATCCCCAAGGATACCAAGCGCAATGAACTGGCGGTAGCGGTTGACGCGGCGGAAAAGAAGGTGCGGGAAGCCAAGGACGATATTGATGAGATTGATGGTGAGATCACCCGCATGAAGAAATTCGACCGTTGCCCGACTTGTCTGAATGAAGGAACAGACTGGCGGAAGGCATGGTTGAAAATGAAAAACGCAAACCGCAAAGAAGTGGAAGCTGACTTAGTGGGCACTCGCAAGGCGTTGGGCGACGCCAAGAACAAACTGGCGGCGTTTGACAAGAAGCCGCACGACCCGCAGGCAAAGAAACTTGAAAAGGCAAAGGATGAGGCATGGGAGAAGTTTGATCTGTTGGACAAGCAGCACACCCAATGGACCGCCCACCAACAGAACAAAGAAGCGGTGACAAAAGCCAAAGAAAAGATTGGACAAGCCGAGGCCGAGCAGGTGGTGATCAAGCACATGAAAGCCCAACTTGAGAAACACCAACAGTCGTTGGCCGAGAAGGCATTTGGCACGCTGCTCAAGATCGCCCGCAAGTTCACGGACGGCATTTTGAACTCGCCACTGGAATACAAGGACGGAGACTTTGGACGGCGGGTGAGCGAGCAGGATCGCAAAATGGGAATGGACGCGCCGGTCGGGCGGTGGATTGCCCACGAGGTCTTTAGCGGGACTGAAAAACTGCTGGTCTATGCCGGCCTGCAAATCTCGCTCTGCCAGAACAGTCCCGCCAAAATCCTAATCTTTGACGAGATGCAACGGACGGGCAACAAGCGGCAGGCGATTGTGCGGCGGCTGCTGGAGTTGGTCAAGGACGGAACCTTATCACAATTTTTATTGGTCGATAATGAAGCCGAACCCTACGGCGTTCAGGCGCGTGAGATGAACATTATCAAGGTGTGATTTATGACCGAGAAACAAATCTACAAGGCACTCCAGCGCATTGATATTGACCGATCAATGCTCAAGAACGCCGAGCGGTGTTGGGACGCCATTTGCGCCTACCTAGCCAAGTATCTTGAGAGGGAGTTGAAAGTAAAAGAAGGACATTCAAATCCAAAACTGGAAGCGCAGGCGTTGAAGATATATAGTATTTATCCGCGCAAGTGTGCTCGTCCTGCTGCCCTGCGGGCGATCATAGCGGCAATGAAGAAATACAATGCCAACGACTTGTCTAATCAAGTGAGCAAGTTTGCCGAGGCGTGGAAGAACGCAGATGCCGAAGAACTGCGCTACTGCCCGCACGCGGCGACTTATTTTCACCAAGAGCGATTCAACGATCCTATCGTGGGTTCGCGCCGTCAGCGCGAGGCGTTGCGGGGGGAGAATATATGAAAAATAAAATTCCATATCCAGAAATCCAGTTTGTTGCCGATGATGTTGAAGTTATTACACTACGGGAACGACTGTGCGTTGATTGCGGCGACTGCGAAGCCACTCATACAGTGCTGGCAAATTTTAGAAGCGCAGGGTTTTCTTCCAGTGTAGGCAGAGATATGTGCTTGAAATGCGCCAAGAAAGTTGCTGCAAGAATTAAAGAAGGGCTTTTATCTAAACCAATAGACTTGGAATGATATGACCGATTTTTACGAAACAGTGATGGAGTTACGGAGAGCCAAATCGGAGTACGACACACCTGAAAGCCGCAAGCGATTTAGAGATGCCATCGAAACCGTTAAATCCAACTGGGCACAAGCTCAGAGTGCGTTAGGGGAAGCCACTCTTCTCCTGCGCCAAATCTACTACGCCCGTTCCTATATCGGCACTAAGTTTTGCGACGAGTTGGACAAGTGGAAGTTGGAGGATTTGCAGGAGCGCATCCTGCGGTGCATTGGAGATTTGAAATAATATGTCCTGCGTTCATTTTGGCGGCGGCATTGTAACCCTTACCGACATCTACCGATTCCAAGGATTCACTTTTGAGTGGCATTACTTCTGCGGTCCCATACCAGTCCACAAGCGCACGCTCGATCCGATCAAGACAATCCCAACTGGATTCTGGAAAATGGTTGAGCAATGGCAAAAGCTGCCCAAGAAAGAGTGGGAGAAATACAGGGTGTGATGCGAGAGGACTTCATCTCCCGCCACCCCATCGAGCAGGTCTGCGCCGAGCGGGGGATTAAATTGATTGGCAGCGGCAATGAGCGAATGGCTCGCTGTCCGATGCACGCCGATAGAAAGCCTTCTTTCTGCGTTACTATCAGTAAACAACTTTGGACCTGCTACGCCGGTTGCGGTGGCGGCAGTGTGATCGACCTGTTGTGCAAGTTGGATAATATCTCGCCCCATGATTTTTGCGTGAAGCACGAGATTGGCAATGGCGAGCCGCGAGGGTTCTTCAGGCGGGCGGTCGAGAAGTTAAAGCCCAAGGTTAAGCCTGAAATCAAATCGTTGTTCACGCCCCGCACCAAGATCAAACCGCCAGAGGAAGAAGATTCCAACATTGAAAAGATTTATTCGTATCAGGATGTGTTTGGGTTGGAGGTTTATCAGGTGGTGCGATACAAACCCAAAGACTTCCGTCAGCGCCACCGCGAGGACGACAGGTGGGTCTGGAGCATGCAAAATGTGGAGAGGGTTTTGTACCACCTCCCTGAAGTGAATCAAAGCCCAACGGTCATTGTAGCCGAAGGCGAGCGCGATTGTGACAGTTTGGTTGGTTTGGGGTTTGTGGCGACCACCAATGTAGGTGGAGCAGGCAAGTGGCTGGACAGCTATTCCGAGCACTTGGAAGGCAAGGAAATCATAATCTGCGGCGACAACGACGAGCCGGGGCAGAAGCACGTCCGGCAAGTCTTTGATTCGGTGGCAGACAAGGCAAAGGTGGTCAAAATCCTGCACCTCCCCAAATCGGTTAAGGACGTGTCTGATTACATAGCCACGTTCAAGACCCCCCAAGAGGCTAAAAACTCGCTGGAAGCCATTGTGGGGGCCGCACCACCCCTTATAAAAGGCAAGGAGCTGCCTATTTATGGGGTTTGGGAGTTGGAGAGGAACTACGCCCGCCATGCCACCATGCTGGCTGACTACTCGCTGGACCTGTCTAAAATGATCCCGTCATGGAGGGGGCAGGTGCGTCCGTTGGTGCCGGGAGAGGTGATGACGTTGGTTGGAGATACCGGCAGTTGCAAGACCGCGCTAACGCAGGCCATCTTCGTTTCGGCTATTCCCATGCCTACCGTTTTGTTTGAGTTGGAACTTCCCGACGATTTAATGTTTGAGCGGTTTGTGGCCATGCGCCGACAAATGATGTGCATCGATGTGGAGCGCCAGTATGTCGAAGGCAGGCACATTGGAGAGGCGGCATTGCGTGAGGAGTTCAACAATCTTTATGTTTGCACCAAATCGAGGCTGACCATCGAACAGATTGACGATTATATTTGCCGCAGCGAGTTGAAGATTGGCGAACGACCCAAAGTGGTAGGCATAGATTACGTGCAGTTGGTCAAAGGCAAGGGTGATGGCAGGCGCGAGCGGATCGCCCAAATTGCAGAGGACATAAAGGTGTTGGCTAAAGAGCGCAACGTGATCGTGATTGTGACTAGCCAGGTAGCCCGACCCAAGGAAGGTGAGAAAGCGATTGGACTTCATTCAGCCAAAGAGGCGGGCGAGATTGAATCCAGTTCGGGATTCATGCTGGGTTTTTGGCGGGACGAGAAGAACTGGCAGATTATCCACAGCAGGATTTTGAAAATGACCAAAGGTAAGAGCGGGTTGGAAACCGATTTCAACTTTGACGGCTCGCGCATGATGATCACCGAGCGACCCAAGATCGACCCCGCCGACATTCCAGCACCCCCGCCGCAGGTGCGCCAGCGCAAGGCGACCAGGGCGCGGGCATACCCGGATGATTAAATTGTAATTCATGTATTGACAGGTGGTCCCGCGATGGGGCATAGTGAAACCACATAAAAGAAAGGCACACATGAGCACAAAGAAAAAGACCACAAAACGAAAGCAAAAAACATCTAAAGCTTTCGCGAAATCCATCACATATAAATTACCCGGTAAAACAAAATACAAAGTCACTTGTACAATTCCGATGTAGTAAATCCACAAACTATGAGCACAAAGAAAAACAAGAAATCCAAACCGGCAAAATCACAACCCGAATCCAACGGCATAAACCCCGAGTCTATTCAATTCTGGCTCTCGGTCGTGCGGGCGCTCCTGCCTGACGAAGAGAGTGAGTGGAGGCAGATGGAGATGGCGGTTATCCTGAGACTCCAAACTGGGCTGGTGGTTGAGAATTGGGACGCCATCAACAAGGTGGCGAGCGCCAATGAAGATAAACTGGCGGTGGCTTGGGCGTGGCAGTCGGATCGTAGCGTCACGCCGCCCACGGTCAAAGTAAGCGGCGGGTATGGGGCCAAGCGCAAGAAGATGAAGGCCGAGAGTGATTGCCCGGACCCCGACCAGAAGGAACTGCCGGGAATCGAACCCGAGCCGGAAGTCGAGGAGCCGCCGCGAGTGCATGCCGGGGCGTCGGAGGATTAACCACAGAACGAAAGGGAATTAATTATGACTGGCGTATGCAGAGTGATTCTTTTGGGCAATCTCGCAAGGAATTGGGAGATTAGGTTTACAGGTAAGGGCACGGCAGTTGGAAACAACTCGCTGGCGGTCAATCGCAAGTGGAAAGATGGCAATGGCGACACCAAGGAAGAGGCCATTTTTATTCCATTGGTAGTTTGGGATAAAGCGGCGGAAACTCTGGCTGAGTATCAAAAGAAGGGAGATCCCGGTTATTTTGAGGGGCGGTTACAGGAGGACAAATGGGAGGACAAGAAATCAGGCGAAGAACGCCGCGCCTTCAAAGTAGTGGTGGAACAATTTCAATTCATTGGTGGCAAGGGCAAGGACAACGGCGAGTCTGAGGATCGCCCCCGCCAGCGTGATCGCGATGAGCCTCGCCGTCGCCCGCGTGAGGATGAGCGGCTAAGTAGGAGGGAACGCCTATCTTCACGCAGAAAGCGGCGGGCGGATGAACGCGATCCCTACTAATCTTATGACATGTGAGCGAGCCAAGGAGTTGCTGCCGGTAATTCAGGCATTTGCGAATGGTGAGGAAATTCAATCTAAAAATTTCAACCACACCAAGTGGACAGATATTCAGAAAGATTGGATAGTTGATTTTTCTCAAAGCAATTATGAATATCGCATCAAGCCTAAACCAAGAGAATGGTGGATCATGGAATCATTAAAAAATGGTGAAGTAATCGGTGGTCCATGTAGAAAACCACTGAACCCACCTCCGTCTGATTATCACTGGATTCACGTTCGTGAAGTGTCCGACTAAGCCATGCCGCGCCGCTCCAAACTCCCCAAGCCCATCGCGGGCGAACCTTATCGGTTTCACTGCCCGAGCGATACCTTGGGCTTGCCGCCCTATTTGGTGGATCTGGAGGCGCATGGTGGAATGGCTGGCTGCGTTTGTGCCGATTACGAGAAGGTCAAGAATCCAAATCGGCGCAGGGGCGGGCGATCACTGAGAGAATCAACGTGCAAGCACATCGTTCGCTCGTATCTCTACTGGGCCAAGCAGGAGTTGAAAGACAGGCTTGGCAAACACCACGCTCTGTTCCAACCTTCCGAAATGGCACTCGTCGCGTGGGCGAGGCGTGAGATTCAGCGCCGGGTGCGCGAGAAGCGGCGGGTGAATGGCGGGCGCAAGGAGGATGAATGAGTTTGATATTTCCATCTAAGATACTCGACCAACATTTGGTTGTTTTGGGTAAAACCGGAGCGGGGAAGTCATCTGCTCTACGTCATATCGTTGAGCATCTTTTGGCGCACGGGAAAAGAGTCTGTATTATTGACCCGAAAGGCGACTGGTGGGGTCTTAAATCATCTGCTAATGGCAAGGGTGCTGGTTTTCCGATTATTGCATTTGGGGACTTCAAAGAGGCTAAGGCATCAGACGTTCCTATCAACGAGACTTCAGGCAAGCACGTCTCGGAATTAATCACCAGCGGAAATCGTCCTTGCATTATCGGATTTCGAGGTTGGATGACTTCGTACATGGTACGGTTTTGGATCGACTTTGCGGCAGGTATTTTTAATGCAAACAGTGGTGAACTTTACCTGATAGGTGACGAGTTTCATAATTTCGCACCCAAGGGTAAAATAATGGACCCTGAATCAGGCAAGTGCCTTCACTGGTCAAATAGATTAATGGCAGAAGGGCGCGGCTTGGGTATTGTCTGCCTTATTGCCAGTCAGCGTCCCCAGAAAGTTCATAATGACACCCTGACTTCCTGTGAAACCTTGGTAGCCATGCGCGTGATTCACAAGAGCGACCGTGACGCCGTGCAGGACTGGATCGAGGGTTGTGGTGATATGGATCAAGGAAAAGAGGTATTGAATTCATTGGCAGGAATGGCTCGCGGTGAAGCATTTGTCTGGTCGCCAGAGATTGGATTTGGACCCAAGCGATTAAGTTTTCCGATGTTTATGACATTCGATTCTTTTGCACCTCCTCAGTTACAGAAGAAGGTTGCCAGTGAAGGTTGGGCCAGCGTGGATTTGGAGGCGGTAAAATCCAAATTAGCAGTGGTGATTGAGGAACAGAAGGCTAATGATCCGCGTGAACTGAAGAAAACCATCTTGGAGTTAAGGCGACAGCTTTCAAAACCAACAACTGTTGAAAAATCCTTCTTGCCATCAGAAATTAGGGAAATTCCCATCCTAAGCAAAGGCAACGAGGACACAATTAATCGGCTTACTGGCAGACTGGAAACCGCATGTTCTGAATTACAAGAACAGCGAGGCTTTTTCGAGCGCCGACTGGATGACTTGGAGAAGGACACGGATTTAGTGATTGGAATTTTGCGAGGGTTAAAAACGCCACAAACTCACACAGTTAAGTCACAACCCTTGGTCCAATCAAAAGTTCTAATCCGGATTAACAAGCCAGCGACGCACGCGCAATCTAATGGCGAGGTCCATTTAGGGAAATGCGAACGCTCGATCCTGACGGCATTAGCGCAATACCCGCAAGGCCGGAACACAAATCAAATTGCCATCCTTTCAGGTTACAGCGTGAACTCAGGGGGATTCAACAACTCGCTGAGCAAGCTCAGATCAGTTGAGTATATTTCACGCGGACAACCCGTGACAATAACACAACAAGGTCAATCAGCGTTAGGAGAATGGGAGCCGTTGCCGACTGGACAGGAACTTGCGCGACACTGGATTGGGCGACTGGGCAAATGTGAGCGTGGAATACTCTCCTTTTTAATTGAAAATTATCCCAATGGTCAGACTGTCGAATCAGTGGCACAAGCAACTGGCTATTCCGCTAACAGCGGTGGGTTTAATAACGCGCTATCCAAGTTGCGCACTCTGGAGTTGATTACCCGAGGACAGCCAATGAAGGCCAGCGACGAATTTTTCCAATGAAATTGGAAAAGCCCCATGACTAACACTCGCTGGAAACTCCTGATGGACTGCGACGACCTTAACTTGACCGAGCAGGAGATTGCGCAAGGCTGGCATTTCTGCAACGAGTTTGACGGACTGTTGGTGGGTCCGGGTAGTTACGAACTGCACTGCTGCCACTGCCTGCCTGACGGCCATCCGGTGTACGACACGCGCCCGCCACAAGAGCCAATGCCGGAAACATATCCCGATGATTTACTGGGACCGGATATAAGGAAAATCCCATGACCGTCCCCCAACTCCTGCGCCTGCCGCTCAAGGTGCTGCGGCTGGAACAGAACTCAGCCAAGTGGTTGAAGGTCCGCAAGTCCTACCGCACAGCCTCGGAAACGCCAGCAGTATTAGGCTTATCACCGTGGGTGACGCCGGGGCAACTTGCGATTGAGAAGTATGGGGCTAACCCGCCGCTCCGAGTTGGCAACAAAGCCACCCAGCACGGACACGATAATGAGCCGATTGCCCGCAAGGCGTACGAGCAAAAGCATGGGAGAACAATGAAGCCTGCTTGTGTTACTCGTGGGCTATTCATGGCCAGTCTTGATGGGTGGAGCAAAGACCGCAAAATTGTGCTTGAGGTGAAAAGCCCATTTTCCGGCAAGAACGGACATACCTGGACCCACTCTGAAAATGGAGAGGTCGAACCCTTCTACTATATGCAGGTCCAGCACCAACTTATGTGTGCGGGGGCCGAGTGCTGTCACTTTGTAGTGTTCGACAGCAAGAGCGGGACGTTCAACATGATTGAGGTGGGGCGCAATGAAGAGGCGTTTGAGGAGATTTTAGATGGATGGCAAAAGTTTGAGGATAAGTATGCCTGACCACGACTATCGCAAGACCCCCCATCTCAACCCCAAGCTGATTGCCGCTCGCCGTTACCCTTGGCGGCGGGTGGTGAGCCGCATGTTGTTTCAGGGCAAATCTCAGCCATTCGGGCAAGGTCATTTCGAGCTAACCCTAGAGTGCGGTCACATGCTTGAGGAACGGGGTTGCAAGCGGTCGGAGATGAAGCGGTGCAAGAAATGTTGGAAGCTGGAGAAGGATAGGCAGCGCCACAAAGAGCGGTATCGGATGCTCAGGAAAGGCTATGCAGGATGAGCAACACTCAACCTACCCTCCGTGAGTGCTGGACCATTGCCGAACTGAGTTGCGGCCAGCGCAAGTGCCGCAAGATCCTGATAGGGGCGACCCGCAACTCGTGGTGCCGCATGGTGGAGAACCACTATCCGCCTTTGCCCGCCGCCGTGACCCTGGCGGACGTGATCGACATTCAAATGGACGCCGTGGAGTGGGAGAACGATGATAGCCGGGTTTGCCATATCAGGATCATCCCCGGTCATGGCGAGAGCGTTCGGGTGGTGGCGGTCGAATAAATCTTCAGTTAAACAACAAACAAAAAAAACACAAAAAGCATGAGCACAAAAACCAAAAAGAAAGTAAGCAGAAACGGCGAGGTTAAGCCCCGCAAAGGCAAACTAGGAGATATATTCGGATTTCCTGTTACGGCGGTCATTCGCCGTCTGGGACTGGAGGGCTTGTCCAACCGCCATATCCGCCTCATCGTGAAGGACCAGAAGATCAAGATGCCTGACCACTCCATTGACGTGCAGGCGCAGTTGGGCAAGAGCAAGACCCGTCCTGCCGCGCCAATCACTCAAGAGCAAGTGCGGGAGTTGAAGAACAGTGTACCTGAGCCTGTGGACGAACCTAGGGCGGAACGGAAGCCCAAAGCAAAGCCTACCAAGAAGGCGGCACCTAAGAAATCCAAGAAGGCGAGCAAGCCCAAGAAGGCAACCCCTGCCGAAGAATCGCCCGAGGCAGCGCCCGAGTCCGAACCGGCAACGGCGTGAGTAAGTTTCAAATCATCTATTCAGACGCGCCATGGGCTTATCGTGACGCAGGTTGCAACGGAGCGGCAGCCAAGCAGTATCCGACCATGAGCGTGGCGCAGTTAAAGGCGCTGCCGGTGGCGGATATTGCGGCTGCTGATTCGGTGTTGTTCTTGTGGGCGACCTGGCCCCTGCTGCCCGAGGCGTTGGAGGTGATTAAAAGTTGGTCATTTCGTTTCGTCAGTTGCGCCTTCCTTTGGGTGAAGGCGAACAAGCGGGCAGAGACGGATCAGTACCGTTTCCTACCCGAAGATGCCATTGACACCTTCTACGGCCTCGGTCGATGGTGTCGTGGGAACTCAGAACCTTGTTTACTGGCAGTCAAGGGCAAGCCCAAGCGTGTGAGCAACGCCGTTCAGCAGATCATCTACGCCCCCATCGGCAAGCACAGCGAGAAGCCGCCTGAGACGCGCACCCGCATAGTCCAACTCATGGGCGACCTGCCGAGGGTGGAGTTATTCGCAAGGCAGAAGGTCGAAGGCTGGGTGAGTCTAGGGTTTGGTATAAATGGCAAGGACATTAAGGAAGAATTGGAAGCTTTAGCTAAATGACAAAAATCAAAAACCAAAAGGAGCGCGAAGTGCTTCAGGAAACATGGGAGAACTGTTATAACGACAGTTGGAAGTCTCTTATTGTGCCTGGAGCCTTCGCACATTAGCTACCCTGCCAAATTTGCACGCGGTTTAATCGAAAGAATCTTTGACCATCTTTTGGAAAAAGGGTGGTTGAAGCGTGGTGAACTATGTTGTGATCCTTTCGGCGGCGTCGGCCTCGGAGGAATAGTAGCATCTTACCGTGGGATACGCTGGGTAGGGGTTGAACTCGAAAAAAACTTCTTCGATTTGTCCAAGGCTAATTTTGAACTGCACCGATACAAATTGGAGCGGTTGGGTTGCCCCCATCCTCAGATGATTTTGGGCGATAGTCGTCATTTCTACGAATTGGTAGCGCAAGCGGCAGGGATTTGCACTAGCCCACCATTTGTTGACTCGCTCAATGTTAAACCATCTAAACAGATACTTGCCGGAAGCGGCGGTCGGATGGACAAGTCTTGCAAAGGAAAAGAGATTTATGGAACTACCAGTGGACAGATAGGAAAACTGAAATCCGGTTCCATCGACAGCGCCATCACATCGCCTCCATACGCCGACGCGGGCGGTAGTCCATCGTTGGGCAGCGTCAACAAAGACAACTGGGGCAAGGAGGGCAAAGACATTGTTGGGCGTCGTGGGTTGACCGCCAAGTATGGCAAAACCTCTGGACAAATAGGCGAGCTGAAGTCAGGCAATGTTTCGGCGGCAATTACCTCCCCACCCTACGCCACCATCGCGACCGGCGCGGGTGGACTCAATACTAAGCCGCCCAAGAAAGCCGGTCAGCAGGGCGGTCGGAGCGCCGACAGCGCGAGCCAACAGACCGATCAAAGGTATGGCGAGAGTGCGGGGCAGATAGCGCGGCTGAGGGAGGGCGTGGTGGATGGGGCGATCACAAGCCCGCCCTACGCTGCAAATTCCAAGAGCGATTATTTGATGAGCGACGACGGCAAGACCCGCCGGCGGGATCAAAATCACAAGCAGGGACGTGGATGTTTTCGAGGAAGTGAAACCTATGGCAAAACCCAAGGTCAAATTGGCACCCTCAAAGGCGGGGCGGTTGACGTAGTTACCACTTCGCCACCATACGAAGGCACGGCGGTTGCAGCGTACGATGGATCGCAGGGCGAGCAGTTTCGCAAGACCGGAAAATCTCCACGCGCAAGAAGTGGTGGCAAGCTGCAATCAGAGCAATATAATATTTCCAACCGGGAGAATATTGGAAACCAAAAGGGTGAAACTTATTGGGAAGCCATGCGTGCCGTCTATTCCAGCATGATGCTCGCCCTTAAACCCGGTGGCGTGGCGGCCATCGTCCTGAAGGATTACTGTCAGAAGGGCAAGCGGGTGCGTCTCGTTGATGACTCCCTCAAACTCCTGACCCACCTTGGCTTTATCCCACTCGAACGCATCCACGCCATGCTGGTGAAGGAGACACGAGAACTAGAGTTGGGTGGGGGTGAGATTGTAACCAAGAAAAGTCGGACCTCGTTCTTTCGCAGACTTTATGAATCCAAGATGTCTGAGGACGATGAGAGACGTATCAAGTACGAGGAAGTTTTGATCGTTCGCAAACCCCAATGAACCCAAACACCGTCACCCTCACCCTTCAGTCGTCCCCAGACAAAGCGGGCAAGCAAACCTTCATCTGCCAGTGGACCGAGCGGGGCGTCCTGGCCGGTCCGCGCCATGCCCAGTATCACGGCAAGGTTGAGGAACATTGCAAGTTTTGGAGAGACAAGCGCGGGCGCGAGGTCAGGGTGGTGGAGTATATGGCTCCAATGAAGAAGGGGCGTAGGAAGTGAGTTTGTATGGCTATACCAAAAGGAGTAAGCCTGCTCTTTGGACTCAGATGAAACACAAGAAACCTCAACCATTTATTCCCATCCTTACCCGTGAGGCAAATGAACGCCGCGCCAAAGAACATGCAGCCAAAAGAATTCCCCGAGAGAGCCGACGGCGCAAGCCAATCAATGCTGAGTATCGGGAAGCCGCTAGGTCATTTGTGAAAGCAGCGAGAGCACGAGGCGAGACGTGTCCGGTGTTTGCCAAATTTGACCAACTGCCCAAGGAGATGCAGGCAATGCTTACTTACAGTAGTGGTCGTAAAAAGAGCAAACGACTTAATGAGATTCATCACAGCGCAGGCAGGCTTGGGAAACTATTGATGGACCAGACGCGCTGGCGGGCAATTAGTAAAATTGGACATAGAGCAATTCATGCCTTTCCCCAAGTAGCGCGAGAACATGGATGGATTTGCGAACATGGAAAGTGGAACCAGTTTTAAATCGTAGAGTTGTATTGACTCCATGCTTGACTTCCTGTTATCTTAACCACATGGCTACGACGCAAATTAAAGATGAGTTCAGCGACCTTAAGATTTCCCGCCAAGCCAGGTGGCAGTTGCGGCAGAAGGCTAAGGGCGGGTGCATTCTTTGCGGCAAACCGCAGGATGAACACACGTCGTTTTGTGCGTACCATCGGAAGTGGAAAGCGAAGTATCAACGATTGCAAAACCAGATTAAGAAGAAGGCGAACGGCAAGTGAATATATTAGCTCTTGACCCTGCAACTCACTGCGGTTTCGCCCACTCCTGCGGCATCTCTGGCACTTGGGATCTATCCACTCGTCGAGATGAGTCCAAGGGAATGAAGTTGATTCGATTGAGGGGCAAGCTCACCGAATTGCTTAAAGACTGTCCATTTGAACTGTGTGTCTTTGAAGCAGCCCGATTTTCAGGACCAATGACAGCCGGTGCGCTAGTGGTTCAAAGTGAAATTCAGGGAGTAATAAAGTTATGGGCCGAGGACAACCATATTGAATATCGCGGGTTCTCACCCAGCGAGGTAAAGAAGCAGGCGACTGGCAAAGGCAACGCCAATAAGGACAAGATGATTTCGGCGGCAAGGAAGAAATGGCCCAAGGTTCAGATTGAGAGCCACGATCAGGCGGACGCCCTTTGGGTGCTGGACTTGGCTAAGGCTACGCTTGGGCTGAATGGCGGTTAGCGCCACACCTTCCTCGGCACCACATTGGTCGTCACCCAGTACTGAACAGTTCGTACGCCCCCGCCCTCCCCGACCAAATAGCAGTAATCCGAGATGCTCATCTTGTCGCCAACCTTTACCTGGGTCCAAGCAGGGTAACCTCGTAAATATGTATAGCACGGCGTTGTGACCGCGACCGGCCTTCCCGGCACCTCCACAGGAGTTAGCCTGCCATTCACCCGCCTGAAGGTCGTGGTCGATCCCTGGCTGAGGCTGGTCACGGCATTGCTCACCACAATTTGGCTGGCGTTGACGGCGGTAACCGTGCCACTGACACTCACTCGCTTGGCTTGTTGGAGGTAGCCGGGGAGGGGTTGCGAGAGGGCGGGAAGGGCGAGGGCGAACAGGAAGGCAGTCAGGTAGGTTTTCATGGTTTGGGCTTGGTGTGGGGCAATTTGGGGTTTAAGACCTTCGTTTTTCCTAGGAAATTGAGGGGTTCTCGGCCAGCAGTCGATTCACTACATTCAACTCTACCCAGTTCAGGTGGTAGGGCATGGCAAAGAGGCGCAGATAGCCTTTGGTGACGCTGTAGCCAACTTGAGTGCAGTCGGGCAGGCGTTTCAACTTCTTGGTCAGCGCCGGGTCACGGGATTGGATACGGCAGGAGCACTCGGAGGTCGCCCAAGCACAGAGGCGGGCATTGCCAACGGTTTTAAGGGGATCGGGTTCTTCGTTCATATTGTCCAATGTCCACAATGTGCCAGAGTTTTTTTCAAAACTTCGACTAGCTTATCAACTTCATTGGTCCATAACATCACATTTACTTGGCTGTTATTTTGCAAACTGATCTTCAGCCAAATGCAATTGACCGCGGAATCAACTACTATTTTTGTTTTTGTCAGATTAGGTTTGATTGTATTATTTCTTTTCATTAGTATCCTGCGTTTTCTAGGTATTCAGAGTTGCGCTCGGTCCACCACGCCTCATGTTCTGTTTTGTACTGCCAATCGTTATTCCACATCTTGCCCATTCGCAGGACCGCCAGCATGCAGGCAGGGCACCCATCCAACTCCTTGCGTAACCAATCGACTCCTTTCTTGCTAATAGAACAGTGATCTTCGTCAAACGAGTAATTCCTGGAATACTTGGAAAGCTCTTGAGCTAATTGAGCATAGTCTCGCCCTCTATCGCCACACATGCGGCACTCGCGGTTGGGGTTGAGCGTGCAATGCTTTTCGTGGCGCTCCATCTGCCACTTGCCGCACCCGCCTTTGTGGCAATGCTCGCACCAAAATCTCCAAACAAGTTTTTGTTTCACGGAGTTCCTTTCTGGTGTTTATTCATCTTAGAAATGTGCAGTGGATCGGGTTCGTGCTTTCCACAACCCCCACAGCAAACCTTACACAGCGGTTCAAGCGACAACCCTACATGGCAACAGCGGCTCACAAATTCATGGATATTGGTTGTTTCCATTCCGATGTGGCTTTGGTGGACAAAAGCTATCTGGATGCCACTCGCCAATCTTGGGTCGTTTTGGAGGCACTGGAGGAAATCTACGTTGCTTTATCAGTTGCCTCCACCACTCTATAGGTGGAAACAATATAAAAGGCCATAAGATACAACCCACAAGAAGGTGCCAAACAGTTTTCCCCCATCTCGGTTTGTAGCTGATAAAAAGAACGATTCCCGGCAGCATGTAAATGATGGTAAAGATTATCTTCTTCATAAGTCACGAGTAATATAGCATTTAGTTATTCAGGTATCTCCTCGTTGGCACAGATCGCGCACATGCCTGCCGCGAATTCATCCCGCCTTCTTAATGATCGTCTACACACATTGCAATTCTTGAACACTGTTCCCACGCCAACAGTGGATGGGTTTTCTCCATCAGGTGGTGGATTTGGGATACTGAATGGAGTATCAAAGTTTGCGATGTGTAGTTTCTTGGCGGCGAATTCAATCAAGTCCTGCTGAACCGCCTTGGTGTAAAATTTCCGAATAGTCGGAAAGGAATTTTTAATGATTTGAAGATTCTCGGAGTCCGCGTGCAGTACGGCATCGCCAAGTCGCATGACAAAACTGCTGCCATACTGTTTCATGGCGAGAGCGACGTATCGGTCATTTATTTTGTGTAGAGTTTTCATACAAGAATTATTGGCGGCGTCGGAAAGCCGTCGCGCCATTTCCAGATGTGAAGCACATGATCGTGATCGCAAACGTATTGAGACTTAGCAGGGTGATATTGCACGCAACATTCCTCCGGCTCCCAAAACATATCTTTGACCACGCACATCTGGTCCCACGTTGGGGTTTTCTGCTTCCCAAACTCCACCATATGGACCGACACATGCTCCCAGCCAGCAAAGGCAGGTGCTTCATCCTCACATCGTCCGTCCGACACAATGCAGTTGGCGACCACCTTGTGCCCAAAGCCGTTGAGCGGTATGGAGAACGCGCCGTTCATGCCGTAACTATCGTCGGAATACCAGCGTCCCATTTCGATCCCTCGGCGGCGGTATTGGTTGGGTGGGGTGGTTTTCATCAGTCGATCCAATTCAAACATTCCCCGCCACCACTCTTGCACCGCCCGTGCGTATGCCCATTGCTCGCCACGCCCAGCACAAGACTCTGGCTGGCCCCGCAAGCCGGACAGTCAAAGACGCCCTGCCAGCACTCTCCCTTGTGCTCGCGCTGGACCTGGCTGATGAGTGGCTGAGCCTTGTTGAGCCGCATGATCAAGTTGGTGGTCTGAACCTCAAACTCAGCCGTCTCTTGTTCAGTCGGCAGCTTGAACTTGGGGCAGTGTCCGCGCTTGGACCACTCTTGCTTTTGGAACTCTGACATTGGGCGACCTGTCTTGTCCCACAGGATGCAGGGCTTGCGGTAGGCGCTGCCTTTAGCGTTGGGGTGGGGTGTGACTGAGGCGTACTCCACGCCCGCCTCGCAACGCAGGTCGTCCAGTCCGCCAGTGTAGTGTGTGCAAGTGTGTTTAAACATTTTGGGTTTTGGGTTGAAGCCAGTTGGGAATGGTGTGTGGGTCGTCAGAATTTCTAAGCCCCATCAATGTGCCATAGAAGTTGGGGTGGTCGGGGATATGGATGGAGAATTGCTGACCCTTTCCATGCGGGTAGATACAGACATGAGAGTTGCCGCCAAGTGTTTCAGCAACCTTTAAGAATCCTTCGGCTAAAAAAGTGGAGAAATTGATTTGCCCTACCTGCGAGGTTGCGCCTTGGGGGATTACTTGATCCCACTTGGGATACTGCACGTCAATCAGGTTTCCTGTGATGTCGCAGTTATTATTCAGATCATAGACAGTAAATTTCTCACCATCCACTTTTATGAGGGTTGGAATAGTTGGTGGTTTAACCCACGGCAACCAGTAGGTGGGAAAGACAAACCGTCCTTTTGCTTCCGGCTTTGTGTTGATTCGATAGACACCCAACCGCCTGCCGTCGGTGGCGACCACCTTTATGTCGTCCGCCAGTTCAACCAGTAATCCCATTAACACATAGCGCGACTCGTCGGTGCCGCACAGGTGGCTCATGGCTCTCAGGATTTTGATGTCAATGCTAAATTCAATCATAAGTTTTCGATATTGCAGTGGATTTTAAACGGTTCCATTTCGCCCAGCACCGGCTCAGGCATGCCCTCCATATTGTTGTGCCACCACTTGGAATTTTCTATTTCCAGACAGTGTTGACAGATCGGCACGCTCGCCTTGCAGGCTATCATCGGTCGTCCGCAGGGGCAGCGCCGTCCGGTGTGGTTGTGCTTGCGGTAATGCCGATAGTAAGCGGCGGGGGAAGGCATGGCGCATCATGTGGGGTTTCCAAAATGCCTGCCCAACAGCCAGCCAGTGAGCAGGGTAAAAGCGGGGAGCCTTCCTTGCGTTCCTAATGTGAGGCACAGAGTTGGTCCCAGAATCAGGACGGCGTAAAATGCCCAGTGTTTGCGGAGGTGGTTCATGTGGTTCCTTTCGTTTGCGGTTTAATGACGTAACAATCTTTTTGATTTTTCTCTCAATGTTGCTGCTATGGACATCTTTTTTCTGGCTTCTTTGGATCGTTTTTGACCAGTGTTGGCGTGTCCTATTTTAAGTCTAACTTTTAATGGTAGTTTTCTGCCTGTTAGTGTGGCACTGATTCGCTTTCGCATTTCCAGTGGCCAATGCCTGCCTTTGTTAATGCGGGAGAGTTTAATTCTGGTTTCAGGGGATACATAACGATTTTTGTAAAGTTTACGAAAGTATGCTTTGACATGTTCTGGGCATGGGCGGCCAGTAGCAGCAGTACGCATTTTTTCAATTGTTTCAGGGGAACGTGGTTTCCCAATTTTAGACAATGAAATTTTAAGTTTTCGTTCAGGAGTTGCAGGACACCCAGAAGATCCATCTCCGCCAGTAGTGGCATTATACCCATTTCTAAATGTGTCCAATTCTTTAATCATTTTTATTTCCAAAGCGTTTGCCAGATTAAGTGTGCGGGCTTTTTTAATAATCTTAAACCTGAAATTTGAAATTCCATATTTGGCTATTGCTCGATACAGAGGGCGATCATTATCTCTGTAGTTTCGTCTTGCACACCTGTGCCATTTCCATCTTTGTTCTGGGTTTTTAGTAATTCCAACGTACTGTTTGTCATTAATCCGATTTGTGATGGTGTAAATGGAATACATTTTTGTTCCCGAAATCGCCCGCCTCACGGTGCTTAGACGCTGTGTTAAGGCGAGTGCCGGAACGTCCGGCCCGCAGGCGGGGCAAATTTGGTTGAACTGTTTTCACAGTGTCTAAGCAGGAACAAGATAGCAGCGATCAGAATATTTTGTCAATAATCGTCGCAATGTAAGTGGAATCCACAGTCTTAAGATCGGTTTTTCTTAGCGCCTCTATAACGTGACCCCAATAAGCCGCATCGACGCCGACAAGCTGATCGATCAGCACATTTATGTCTGTTAAATCCAGTTTGCTGATTTGCCAGCACATCTTGAGATACTGACCGGCGTTAATGGTCCAACCTTGGGCGAGGAACTTGCGGGTGCGAATGACTGAGCAAATCGGGTAGAGACTCCCCATATAGCGCAACTCCTTTGCCAAGATGGATTCTAAGGCGTCTTGGCGCAGGGTAAGTTTCCTGTCCCATGATGACCACGCGCACGTACAATGACAAAAATCGTAATTCTTGTGAATCTCCTCCACCTCGCCATAAAACCGAATCACGATCTGGATTTTGTTAGAGAGTGTAATGGCGTTGTCTGTGATGAACACCGGACGGTATTTCTTGCCCTCTTCTTTCTCCAACTTGGCGGCAGGTTCTTCGTCCAGCGCAGTAGCGTGTCCGGTGGCGCGAGAAACAAATTCTTCGGCTTCGGACCCTGCGGTTTCGGCATCGGGTATTTGTTCAAAGTACTGGTAGTTATCCGCGCCCTGCTCACCCGCAATGCCAGCCGACTTGATTTTGATTCTTACCCTTGGTTTGGACTCCACGGTGATTTCGACCACGTTCGCGCCGTTGCTGCCCTTGAAGGTTGTGGGTGGGTTTTTCTTGAATTGATCCACGTAATATTTGGCGACCGCCAGAGCCGCTTCCTCGGTGCGAAGATAGATGTCGTAATCATTTACGTTCTGATTGAGCAGCATGGAGACGATTGAACCCCCGGTGATAATGCTGTTTTTGTTCAGCACCTCTTTAACGGCGGAATCTTCGATTGACTCTAAAAAGTTGTCGAACTTCTTGCACAGGATTGCATTGATTGTCTTGGCTTTCATTTATGTGGTTTTTCCTTTGGTTGTTTGTGTTTGTTTCAGCAGATATTGCCATTGTTCCTTGGTCACTTCAGAAGTCTCGTCCTCCAGCGGATCGATAACATAGGCTCCGTCAGGGTAAATAATGATGATGGGCTTCTTTTGCTTGCGGGCATACCGCACGGTGTGCCAGGTGCCGCCTGCGCCTTCTTCCTTGGTGTGCGGACAGGCAATCAGCAGATCGCACGAGTCCACAATGTCTTTGTTGCGGTCCAAATAAGGACGTGGCTGGCATTGATGGTTATAGCGATATTCGGCTCGCAGACTGCTATTGATTGGCGGGTGGCTAACGGTATAGACCGAGTGGTTGTTGTCCAACTCATATTCCTCAATCTTTTTGATAAACTCCAAGTCGGCCCCAACGCAATCGCCCGAATGCGTTTCTTTGGGTTTTAATTCTTCAATGACCTCACCCAATCCCAATAATTGGGCAAAGGTGCAGCCGTGACGGGTGCCGGTGAATCCAATGATGCGGTAACTCATGGCGTCGGCTTTTCCTCCGTGGGCGTGTGAACTCGGCTTAGAGCGTAGCAACCCGAAATGCCCTCGACTTGCACAACTGGCACAGAACCAATCAGCCAAGCGGCGCTCCGAGTTTTGCTTTCAAAAAGACTTCCATCGTCGCGAGTGACTTCGACCGCTGTTCCAATCGGGTGCGCGACATTCCACGCATCAAGTTCCACAAGCCGAACGGTCGTTTGTGCCGCAGTTGGTCGTTGCCATCTCATTTCTTTTCCTCCGTGGGCGCG